CGAATTTCTTACCGACAAAGAACTAGAGACTGTTCTCGAAAACGACACCTTCATCGACTCCTACGTTGCGGCTTCGGCTTCCAAGGGATTCGTGAATCTCGACGTGGCAGTTCCTGCGGCATGGACGTGTTTGTCAATGGCTTTCGGAACCCGGGCGTACGTTCCTATCGGTGCAACCCCGCTGGAAATGAATCTGTGGTTCACAATTGCTGCGATGAGTGGTACGGGTAAGACTTCTGAAGGTGAATTCCTGCAAGAAGTGTTCCGCGTTCTGCTACACGAAGATGACAGTTCGTTTTCCATGAGCGCTAATTCCTCCCCCGAGGGCATGGAGATGGACCTTCTTACCCGGGATGGAAAGCCAACCCTTATTTACGAAGATGAGGCGTCGTCGTTCTTTATGAATCTCCGATCTAAAGATTGGATGGCAACTCTTCCTGACCGGTTCGCCCGCTGGTACAACGGCTGGGTTAAGGGTTCTACCAAGCTGAACATGAAAGAACTCCGGGGTAAGAACGCGCGTACTTCCCTGTCGTCTTTTATGATGGCAACGCCTGACCGCTTCCTCCCCCTCATTGATGCATCCATGTTCGCATCCGGCTTCCTAGCACGAACGAACTGGGTTATCGGGGCACCCCCCATCGACCCGGACGCCAAGAACCGCATCACCTACTCCACAACGACTGAAAAGCGCATCAGTCCCGCAGCCTTCGAGTTGGCAAACGACCTTGCAAGTGTCGCAGCCCAGTTCGACTCCACGGTTCCGGTGACTGGCGATGACAAGGCCACTAAGCGGGTTGAAAAGGCAATCCGGGCGTTCTACAAGAAGGGCGAGAAGCACCCCCGCTACGACTCGATTGAGCCGAGTGTCACCCGACTGAAAGAAACCATCCTTAAGTGCGCGGCGCTGCTGGCCCTGTACCGAGGTGAAACGGTCTTTGACACCGTGGACGTGCTGACGGCGATTTACCACGCTGAGACATGGTTTAAGACCCTACTGATGGTAGCCAACGAGATTGCGGAGAGTCCGTATTCACGTGATCTTGCCCTCATCGAAGATTACATCAAGCACGAAGGCGGCTCAGTCTCCCGGGCGGCACTGCTCCATCAGTTCAAGGGTCTCATCGTTCGCTCCCAAAACGAGTTGAACGACAGGTTGAGTTTCTTGGTGGAGAGTGGTAGGGTGAATCACGTCCCGGTATCGGGCAACAACAAGGAGATTATGTATGTCATCAACGGGTGAGATTATCGAAGAGGGCTCGTACGTCCATGCTTCATCCGTAAGTGTGCCTCAGGACGTGATTAAAGGCTGGATCACACGTAGGTATCTTGGTGGGTTTGATTCCAACGCTTACCTGGAAATCATTCCCGAACAGCCGTCTAATTACCTCCGTATCGCCATCGACGCCCGATATTGGGATATCTTTGAAGCGGATGAGATGGGGCAGTGAGTAGCCTTACCCGAGCGGAAGAAGCGCACCTGTCCCGGGCGGTGAAGGTGGCGGGGCAGAGTACGTGTCGGCAGATGCACGGAAGCGTGTTGGCTATCGGTAGGCGGGTGCTGGCGGTGGGGGTGAATTCGTTTCGCTCCCACCCGATGCATGTTACCGACCCGAAGCGCGAAGCCTCTTTCCACGCCGAGGTTGCGGTTTTGCGTCAACTGAACTACGATGTTCACGACGGACGTTCGGTTTTGTTCGTGGCCCGCGTCAACCGGCTCGGGGGACCTATGCTGTCTATGCCCTGCCCCCAGTGTCGTATCGCTATTGCTAGGGCTGGCGTGGGTAAGTGCGTGTTCACCGGAATTGAAGGAGGCTTTGGTGTCTACGAGGTTTAATGCTTACGTTGTTGTCGAGAAGTGGAAGAGTCGTAGCAAGCACGCAGTAGACGGGTATGTGTACGGCGCGTGGTCTACGTTCTTCCTTGACTATGAATCAGCGGAGAAAGAACGTAAGCGCCTGTCTAACGTTTCCGTATTTAAGGTTGATGACGAGGGCGAACTGTTTGTGATGGAGGTGGCGGTTAATGGTTGATGTACGACGGACTGAGAACTGGCACGTCGCAGTGGACTCGATTGGCGTATACATTCGTGCGTATGCGGCGGATGCAATCAACATTTCGGTTGAAGACGCCCGCGACATTGCTCACGCTATCCTCGAACTGACGGAGTAACGTGCAGGGGTTGGAACTGCTGACGGCGGTGTGGGGGCATCGACAGAATAACCGGCCTCGCCACTGGATCGCACGGGAGACGGGCATGGCGTACGATAACGTGTGCGCAGTCCTCCGGGCGGCAGGTGACACCAAGCGGGACTCCACGTTCACCCTAGAGCGCTACGATGCCTTGTGCGCGGCGGTTGAGGATGAGTGGAGTCTGTCGGAGATTCGTAAGACTCTTGGCTTCGATCACAGAACAGTCCACAGGTGGTTCCCAGACTATAACCCCAACCCCCAAGGCTTTTCCGCACACTCCCGCATGGTCCGAAAGGGCAACGAACTTCTCAACGGATTGGAGTTGAAGTGACTAAGACGACGTGCTATTTTGACTCGGAAACTTTTTCGGCTGGCCGTGAATACGAGATGGAGCCGTTTGAGTTCGTACGCCTGTTCCAGTACGCTCTTGACAACGGTCCCGTTATTCTCAAAGAGGTTCATACCCCCGAAGACTTGGAGGAAGTTCGCAACATTCTCAGGACGGCAGATTACATCGTCAGCCACAACGGTATTTCCAGCGACCTTACCTGGATTTTCGGCATGGATTCCATTGAGCCGCTGTACATGGCGATGGAGCGTAAGGTCATTGACACCTTTTACATGGCGAACATTTTGCTCCCGTCCCCGTTCGCGTACAAGCGTGAAAGCGGCGCGGTATCGACTGCTGCCACCAAGCCGGTTGAGCACACGATGGGATGGCTCTCACTTGCTAACCTGACGTACCAAAAGAACCTGCCCGGCAAGATCGGGAACCTGAAAGAACTTGCCAAGAAGTACCAGCCTAAAGGCACACTTGTCAAGGACTACGAGTACGGACTCATCCCGCTCGATGACCCTGACTTCCGAATCTACGCGGAGAACGACGTAATTGCACTCCGGGCGCTTTACAAGTACCTGCTGAACGAAATCAAGTTGCAGAACTACCCGGGCGAATACATTTGGCGCGAGATGGAAATTATCTCAGCAACGGTGGGGCAAATGCACCGCAACGGTATCCTTGTCAACCAAGAATACGCCCGTGCCCGCGTTCAAGAGATGACCGAATCGCGCGAGAAGATCATGGCGTGGCTTGTAGAGAGATACGATTTCCCCACCGAGGGCAAGAAGCCGTGGGACACCGATAAGGGTAAAGCCGCGATCTATTCAGCTATGTGCGATTTTGGTATTTCAGTTGAGACGGTGGACTGGCCGCGTAACCCGCCAAGTGCTAAGTTCCCTGATGGGTCGCTGAAGATGGGCGGCGAGGAACTGAAGATGCTGGCCGAGGGTGTGAGCGAAGAGGCCGAGGCTTTTGCGGCGGCTATCTCAGAACTAAAGGGAATGCGTTCTATCCCGCAACTTGTTCTCGACAACACCAAGCCGGATGGTCGAGTACACCCCGACATTACTTCCTTGCAGCGCTCGGGCCGGTGGTCCTTCACCAACCCGGGGGTTACGATCTTCGGGGAGCGCAACGAAAAGCTAAAGGCCGATAAAGCACTGTTCACCGCAGAAGACGGTAAGGTCTTGGCAGGATTTGACTTCTCGGGTGCTGACGCCCGCGCGATGGCCGCGATGAGTGGAGACGACGAATACGCGCGCCGGTTCGAGCGAGACGAAGAGGGAAACGATCTTCACGACGCCCATAACTTGACCGGTGAAGCGCTTTTTGGAGCGGACGCTTACTACGGCACAGGACCGCGCGATAAGAAAGCCCGACCTGCTCTCCGCCCGGTTTCCAAAGCCGCAGGACACGCGCAGAACTTCAACATCGGTGCCTACAAGCTGGCGGTAACGTTGAACAAGGAGTCCAAGAAAGAGAAAATGGGTCTGACGTTCTGGGCACCCGCGAACACCAAGTACGGGCAGAAAGAACTTCCCAAGCCCGAGGACGCGATGGATACCAGAGACTTTATTACCAACTTCAACGAGTCCTATGCGTGGCTGAAGATGTTCAAGGACAAGGCCGTAAAAGACGCTGAACAGCAAGGCTACGTTGTAAACTCTTGGGGACGACGTTTGAAGGTGGATGAAGGCCGCGCGTACAACCAGGGACCCGCGCACCTGGGACAGTCAACCACCCGGGAGATGATGGGTGACGCGATCCTCCGTCTGATTCGCAAGGGCGAGTATTACATTCGCTCTCTTCGGGCTATTATTCACGACGAACTTCTGTTAGCCTACGATGAGGAAACGATTGAGAGGGACGTGGCGGTGACCAAAGATTGCATGGAACGGGTGTTTGATCCCAAGACGAACGTAAGCATGCCTATTCTTTTCCCGGTTGGGGTAGGATATGGCAAGACGTGGAAGGATGCCGCTCACTGATGCCTAACTACGAAAGCCCCGAAGTTGTATTCAATGGGTCGTTCTACCAGGTGGGTGAGTGGAGCTTTGATGTTGACGATGCGGACCTGGCCTACATTGATCGGGCCTTGGATTCGTGGTCCCGGTGGCGTGACTACGTAGCAGAGGGGAAAGTCAATGATTGACCCGGAGTGCCGTGGAGGCTACACATATCATCAGGTGAAAGAACTCGTTGGAGACCGTGAGGATGACTTCTGGGATTGGATGCGGGGTCAGACGATGATGGTCTGCGGTGGGTCTGATGATGGTGGCGACAAAAAGTGCGAGGTTGCACACGGGGCACCGATTGTGTACCCTTGGGACATGAAGCGTTACCTAGACGGAAGGTCGATCATTGACTGACCAATACATTCTGAGCATCGACCCGGGCAAGAGTTCGGGAATTGCCCTATTGGCATACAACGACCAAGAGGCGTGGCTAGAGGGGTCCTGGCAGTTCAGTGGGGGCGTAAATGGGCTTTTACATTGGACCGACCAGCACCTGACTCTTGCCGTTCACGATCTTGAAAAAGAGGAAGGTGTCAATTGGATTGGTAGGAAAGGGTGGCCCGAGTGGGTAAAGTTTACTCCGATTTCCGAAAAGTTTACTGCCCGTAATACTCAAGGTTTTTCCTACACGACGGATAGCCTCGAACCCCTCCGGGGGGAGGGTGCCCTTATCGCCCTGGGGTTGATGCCCGACTATTCACCTACTGAGAAGCGTTGGCGTGACCCGAAGTTACAGTATCTTGTGGGCGGCAAGGATAAGGCGGATAAGAAGAAGCGTGAGCACAAGTTTCTGAAAGATAGCGGGTTCTACGTGGCCCCGTTAGCGCTGGGGACGACGGACGCGGATGACTTTCGTTCAGCATGTGCTCACGGTCTGGCCTATTTGCAGCGGGAGTTGAAGCACCGTGGCGTACATGCTATGGTGTCGGAGTGGATGGAGAATAACTGATGCGATACAACAGCGATACATGGGTGGGCGAGGTTAAGGAGGATGCTTACCGGCAGGGCGTTGACCGCGTTCTAGAGTATGTGGATAGCATCAACGCCTACCCGAAGCTGATGGCGGAATTGAAGTGGGCTATTGACGAGGGGATTATCTGATGAAGACGTACCTAGACTACGGTATCTGGCGGGCAGACAATCCTTTGTCCTATGGAAGCGAGTTTGATTTCGCTCTCCAATACGATATTACCAACGTATACAAGGCTATTGCGGCGTTGGCTGATTGGGTTGGATATGAACCTCAGCCCCCAGAACCACTTGACGTGCCTAACGAGCGCAAGCGCATGGCTGAATTGCGTAATACTATTGAGGGGTTGAAGAATGGCAAGGCTTGACATTACCGTCTGGGAGAATGACGGGTACCTGTACGACTACACGATGAGCGTGAACGGTACGCCGTGGGGTGCTGACGGGAACTATCGCACGGAAGAGTTGGCAATCCAGGCGGCAAAGGGGTCGTACCGTGATCGAGACAACTGAGCAAATCCTGGAACGGCTGGAAGGGTACTACCGTGAAGACAATTAAGCGGAAGCACGTATCACTGGCCGAGGGTCAGATTAGCGGTTATAACCTTCACGATAGTTCCAACGTCGTCAGTTACGAGTGGGTGGCGAGCATCCAAGGCCCGCTGAGCACAGGTGAGAACATCTTCATCGAGCGCAAGGGTAAGACGGCACAGGAAGCCTACCGGTCGCTAGAGTTCGCACTTCACGAACAAAACTGGGAGATTGCTGAATGAAAACATCTCGCTGGTATGACAACTCTTACTCGGATCACAGTCTTAAATGGATTGTGCATCAGTCGGGAGACGAGTGGTGGTGTGCTCATAGAGCGGCCCGTCCAAAAGACCGCGAAGACTTTACAACTTGGCGTGATGCTTACACGTATGCGTACACCCGTTTTACAATGGACAAATTACGGAGAGTTGTTGAATGACGCCGACTTTTAGAAGCGATATGACCGTAGACCTGCTACAGTCGTGGGGGACGGATCACTTTGCGGCTCTTGCTGCGCGGGTGTCTACGGGGGAGCAGGAACTAAAGCCCGAGCGACTGACAGGGCTAATTAACTACCTTGTGTCCGAGGGGCATTGGGCACCGTTCGAGCATCTAGGGGCAACCTTCCGGCTAGAGGTTCCACTGTTTGCCCTAGGTCAACTAACCCGCCACCGCCACCTGTCATTCTCTGTGCAGTCTGGCCGGTATACCGAGGCTGACCCTGTGTTCTGGGTTCCCGACACGGACCGCCCGCTGGTGAACAAGGGGGACTCGGCACGGCCCAATCTGCAACACCCTGACGAGAAGGAAAAGAACTTCCTGTCTTTCCGAACGGTCACACAAATTCGACACGTTGCAACCGCGGCCACCGAACAGTACCAGGCGCTACTCGCAGACGGGGTAGCCAAGGAAGTAGCCCGTACGGTGCTCCCGGAGGGCCTGTACACGTCCCTGTACGTCTCAGGAAACCTCCGAGCGTGGTTCTACGTCCTGAGTCAGCGTAACGGCTCACACGGGCACCCACAGCACGAGATTATGGAAGTAGCCCGGAAGATTGAAACCCACATCTCCGAGCTATTCCCACTTACCTACGCCGCGTGGCTAAAGACTACGCAGCAGTAAGAGCATCCAACTTGTTCGGATCGAACCCGGACCAGTGATCTTCACCCGCCACAACAATAGGTGCCTGCATGTACGCGGGGTTTAACGACTTCACGTACGCAAATGCATCGGCGTCTTTGGAGATATCGACTACGCGGTACTCCACCCCGTTTTCGTTAAGTTTGCGGTAAGTAGCGTTGCACTGAACGCATCCAGGTTTGGTGTAGACAGTGACCAAGGAGGCTCCTTTGAATTTTAGGGGTGAGTTCCATTTTACTACCGGTGTCTTTGAGGCACCTGATAGGCTAGTACCCGGGAGGGGTAATGACTGAACCAATTTGGACGTTCGACCCGGATGCAAACGCAGGGTATTTGAAGTTTAGCGACAGCGAGGTTAAGAAGTCGGAACAACTGACAACCTATTCTGAGGGTGTTGCTATCCTCTTCGACACGGGGTTTGATGGTAAGCCCGTAGGGATTGAGGTCATCTTTTGAGTGATGCTCGCGTTCTGTGCTGGGATTTGGAGAACACGCCGATGGAGGTGTATTCCTGGGGGTTGTGGCCGAAGTTCATTCCCGCTAACATGGTCATCAACCCCTCGGAAATGCTGTGCTTCGGGGCTAAGTGGCTGGGTAAGCCGACCAAGGTCTACGACCAGCGCATGGGCTACGTGGAAATGCTCACCGTACTCCGCGATTTACTCACCGAGGCAGATATGGTGGTGTCTTGGAACGGGCAGCGCTTCGATACGAAGAAAGCGAACACGGAGTTTGTGAAGCACGGGCTTACCCCACCGGCCCCGTACAAAGAACTCGACTTGATGAAGTTGGCTAAGTCGCGGTTCGCATTCGCGTCTAACAAGCTAGACTTTGTGGCTCAGGAACTCGGGGTCGGCAAGAAGGTCGATACCGGGGGTTTCGCACTCTGGCAGGGCGTTATGGCGGGGGATGAGGCGGCGTGGCGGAAAATGCGTCGTTATCAGAAGCAGGACGTTGACCTTCTCGAAGAGTTGTTCTACAAACTCCAAGGCTGGCTGAAAATGCCGCACCCCATCAAGGAAGGTGAAGACCGGTGTCGTACGTGCGCTTCCTACAACCTTCAGAAGCGTGGGACCGCCCGTAGTCTTCAGGGCGAGTACCAGCGGTATCAGTGTCAGGATTGCGGTCACTGGACTCACGGCACGACCCGCACCCCGTCCACCAATCAGAGGGAGATTTCGTGACTCGGGACGAAATGAGCGACATTCTTAAAACCACCGGGGCCGTTATTCTCGTCTTTATCGCTGGCCTTATTGCGGGGATTGCTTTTTTCTATTTGGAGTCTCTAGAGGTCTCGACTGTGATAGTGACGCCCCGCCCGTAAGTAGAAACGACAAGGCCCCCAGCTTCAGGTGTAAGAGTCCTGACTGGGGGCTTCGCCGTAGACGTGAACACCTCCTTATGACAGGGTAGTCAAAGTGGGATGCTCCTTTCTACTAGTGACCTGCACTATAACCGTGGGCAGTAGCGAATTGCCCCTCTTCCTCTATCGGAAGTCTGAATCCGGCGTACCCGTGTAGATAGCCTCCGAGGTCTTGATTTCACCCGCGGTCGTGTTGACCAGGGCAAGAGAACCAACCGGCACGCTCAGGAAGGCGTAGACGGCAAGGCTAACGGTGAGCCAATCGGGCTGGCCCGCCCCTTCGATAGCCGCGAATGCGACCTGTACAGCGCCAAGGATTACACCGGCAACAATGTAGATGCCGTAGATAACCTTGCGGACGTTCGGGTTAGTGATAACCGTTCCTAGACTTGAATCAGCCATAATTACCTTTCCTATTTAAGTGTATCAAGAAGTGTGTCAGCGGCTTGTTCCCACTTGGCGTACGCATCGGGGTAAGCACTTACCTGAACTCGCTGAGCGGCAACACCTGGACGCATAACAGCCCACCCGGGTACTCGAACCAAAGCGGCGTAGAAGGCGTTAATGGCGTAATCGAGGTTCATCAATTGCGCTACCGTGCCCCAATACTTAACCCTCTGTTGGAACGGGTTAAGCGAATCGTAATCGGAGCCTACGGCGTCATGCGGGTAGTTCAGGGATTCAGGTACGTTCATGTTCGCGTACATACGAAGGCCCGATTCTTGCAGAGCCGTCATAAGCCCGACTTTCGCACCTGCGACCCCGAGATTACGCGAGTACGCACCTCGAATGATAGCGATTGCAATATCCAACTGCCGTTTCCCTAGCCGGGTGGTTGTCCCGTTTATCGGAACGTCCAATTGGCTAGGGTTACTTATTTTGGGGCGGTGTAGATTGCGTTGACCTGAGCGTTGGTGGAGGCGACAAACCCGGATAGCGGGAAGGTGAGGGGCTTCCCATCTCGGGTCAAGAAGTTACCCGCGGCATCCTGAGCCTGAACACGCCCACCGAGAACCGCGGTTGCGATGTTACCGGGGAGGGCCGCATTTGCAGGGCTGTCGTTATTGGTAAAGATTTCAAGGAAGATATCAAAGGCTCGGTCGTTGTTGGGTCGAATAATCTTGATACCTGCGTGAGCGCCGTAAGCCTGAAACTGTTCCCACTGTTCGGGGCTGAACTGGTGCCAGAACCCAGGAGCCGCGAGGAAGACACCATTACGCCCCCCAGAACCCGAGTAACTGATAATTACCGTATCCGAAGTGGCGGGGCGAGCGCTAATCACCTCGGAAAGAGCATCCTTAATTTCCTGCTTAGTAGCCATTTCATCCCATTCCTGCGGTAGAGGTGTTGCTTCCCCGCCCGATGCAGGGGTGCCACCGAAATATTTGTCTCGCTTATAGTCGTATTCGTAGTGCCACGGCTCGACAAGTTTCCCATCCCGGAAAACCGTGTGGAACCAGCCGTTGTCGTTAAGGATACGGGTCATCGACGCATTGTTGTCGTCTGTGTCGATTGCCTCACCCTTGCAGTGAACCGACTGCTCCGGGGGGAGTGCAATAGGTGCCCACGGGCCGTTACCATTGACGTACGCGCGGTAAGCGGTATAGAAACGCTCTTGCTCTTGCGGGTCACGCCAGGCGGAGTTGATGTCCAAGTACCGGCCTAGTTGCGCATCAATACGGTGGATCGACCATTGACACTGCGGGGTTGCACGTCCCCTTCCGCCGTTTAGAGGAACTGTGCCTTCAATGCCGATCACTGCGCGCCCAGTTTCATAAGCGCCACCCGGCCTGTAATATTTGCCCCGCCACCCGTGGTCTTGAAGAATTGGACAGTCACCGTGGACTGTGCCGAGACGTAGAACCCCGCACTAACGCCATAGCTGTCTTCGGGGGCAAAGACGGTATTACGATTTACAAGTTCGCCATTAACTTGGATTTCGACAAAACAACGTCCTGTACCCGCGGTGTTCAGTTTGATAAGTGCGCTGCAATTGTAATAGCCGGGGGTTACTGTGAAAACAGTTCCCGCGGACGAAATAACAAAGCCCGAGTTATTGGTTTGTGCGGGTACAACGGTGGTGGCAGCATTAGCCGTAATAGATGCATCCGCTACTTGGTTGGAGGCAATGTTGTAAGTTGCCGCCCCCATATCGGACTTTTTAACGCGGTTGTTCAGGCCGGTTTGTACCGTGTCCGCAAACGCCGCAAGGTCCACAGTAAGGGCGTAATCATCCCCAGCATCCGGGGTCCAAAGGTCGTCGCCGTTAGTAGTCGCCATAAGTATGTGTCCTCCTAATCAATTTTACCAGCATCACCCTGTGAAAGTTGCACGGAGGGTAATGATGGCGTAGGAATCCCCGTTAGGCGCGGAATACGCCCCGGGGTCTGTGGGTAGCACTTGAAACTGTGCTGTAAGGATTTGTCCCGGACTTACAGACGCTTCCCAGGCGTAAGACGGGAGAAGGATTGTACGGAAATCTCCGTAGCCGACAGCCCAAGGTCCAGGGGCGGGAGGCTGCTCACCGATACCCGGGACGACTACTCGGTACTGTGTCTCCACGTTTTGAGTGGTGGTAGTGCTTACGACTTGACCCGAACCGTAAGCGGCAAGACGAACGTAATTCACACCCTGAGGGACCGTAATCGAGGTAGATACCACCGTGTTCCAGCCCGCACCCAAAGAGAAATTGGCGGCGGAATCAAGGGACTGCAACGTCTTGGGAATAGCCCGAATTGCAGCCTCGTTTTGAGCCTGAAGGGCGCGCAATTGCACAAGCTGACGTGCGAGTTCCTGAAAGTTAGATGAGTTGGCTCGATTATCGCTTTTAAGGTTCGTGCTTTGGCCTAGAACAGCGTATTCAAGGTCTCGAATTCTGTCTTCAACGGCTCTAGCCCATTCATCAGACGGGCCAAGATTACGACGGGGAAAAACGTCTTTGGGGTTCACGGGTTAAAAACACCCTCCATCGTAAGGCGGGCAAAGTTACCAGCGTTCGCGGGCACATTCGTCTCGGAGAAAACTTGCAGTTCTGCGTCCATTTGGCCTCCCGTAATTCTAAGCGCGTGAATCGGAAAAAGCTGATTCAGCGTCACGGAGTTTGCGGCCAAGTCACGATGCGGAAAGAAATCAAAAGAAGGCATACCGTTAAGAAAGATTCTTGCCTTAGGTCGTGCGTAAGATGGACCCGACGAACCGCCACCCGACCCACCATCACCATAAACGGACATAAAGTCTCGGGGATTCCAGTGACTCCCGTTCACAATAGTCTCCCAGTGAAGGTGAGCGCCGAAAGAGTTACCGGTGTTGCCTACAAACCCAATTACCTGGCTTTTGGATACAACGGTCCCAATTGCTACATCTGATTGCGCAACCATGTGGAAATAGCGTGTTTTAATGTTACCGGGGTGGGTGATATCGACATACCATCCGGTGCCGCTGCCGAATCCGTTACCGGTAACAGTACCTGCGTTGGACGCGGGAATGGGGGTACCCTCGGGGACTCCGAAGTCAATACCCTGGTGCATTCGGCCATCGCGGGGGCCGTATTCGCTCGTTACAGTAGAGGTGGGAAAGGGCCACCGAAACCCTCCGCCCCCAGAACCACCCCCCGTTCCGGGATCGACAATTCTAACGACCGCGGTAGCGAAAATATCGAGAACGGGTCGTCCGTTAACCTCGGGGATTGCTGTGACAAGGACGGTCTGCCACCCGGGAGAGAGGGAAAAGTTAGATGCATAGGAGCCGTTCGTGCCCGTAGCGGGGGTGGCATTGATAAGTGCTTGCGTTTGAAGAGCTTGTTGCCGAAGAGATTCCAGGTTACGGGCAAGATCGGATGAGGAAGCAACAACACCCCGGTTCGTGCCCGCTTGGGTAAGGTCTGCGTAACCCTTTTTCTTCTCTACCGACTGAATACGCGTTTCTACCGTCCGGCCCCAATATTCACCTGAGCCTAAGTTCCGGCGCGGGAATACGTCAGCCATAAAGACCCGCCATTTGCTCCTGTTTATAGGTCAAACCTGTTCGGGGTAATTGCACGTCACCGTAAGTCTTGTCGATGAAAAACTCTTCAATATCCGCAAAGATTAAGTCGTCATCTGCTTCAAATTGCTGAATGTTGGGAGGGGTGAGCGTGCCTGTACGAATACGGTACCACCGACGTGATTTACGGTCGTAGATACGGCACCCCTGAACATTGCCAAAGACCTGGTTGACAGCGGAGTCCCGAACAAAAGAAAACCAATACTGGTCCACATCGTAATAGGTGGAAAGTCCCAGGCTATTCGTGTAGTAGTCCTGAACTTCACCATAAGAGGGGGCGGCTAGTTCCTCGTTGAGAATAGTTCTTACCTCTCCGTAGGTGGGGTAGTCCGCAACCCCCGAATCCCCACGGCGGTTGATGGCCGTAACGCTACCTGAAAGGGTGGGGGAATAACCACTGAAGCGTTTTGCGGCCCGAGTACCCGCCCGGTAAGCATCGTCAATTGTGTTAATGAAGATATTATCTACCGTTACGCCAATCTCAGTTGCCGTTTTACTGGGTGGAACGGTAGTGCGAACAGTGATTTTCTGTTTATCGAAGCGAACACCCGTACCGACAATCCGAAGCGTTGAGTACCTGTTACCCGTGGTGTCGGAGGCAAGCGCAACTTGAAAATTGGTTGCGGGACCACCCGAAACGGTGGGAAGGTTGGTGGGACCCCGGAGTTTTACTCGCAGTGAGACGGTATCGGGCTCAATGGAGACAGTCAGTGAGCCCCCATTGTTAAACCATGCCGCGGGGGATACCGGGAGGCCGTCATTTGCGACTACCGTATATACGGAGGATAAATCGTAGTCCTCGGCCACAAATGTGCCCATCACGGGTTGTTGGATGGAGCCAACGGAGGATGAAAGTTCTAGAACGTACTCGGACTCTTCACCTGCGTTAACATTGAGAACCTGCGTCTCGGGTTCCCACCCCCCGGGGGGGTAAACCAGTTCGTTGGTGATGGGCTCCGCAGCGTACCGGTAGACCTCAACCGCTCGTGCAAGCGTTCCACCACCGATATCCCGGCTGCGGTCAATATCGCGACCTCGCGTTGCTACACGGGCGCGGATGGGTCGAAGTAGTATAATTCCCGATACTAGGGAGATGTCGCAGTCCTGGGAAACGGCCATCTCTTTCAGGTGGAACCATAGTTCCCCGTTCCACCCCGGAAATACAACGGGCCGGTCACCAATAACGTCGTCAATGAAGAGGTCGGTCGAAATGTTAGCCAAAGACAGGTAATAGATGAAGGCGTTACGGAGCGTACCCACAAAAGGTTGAGCTTGAACACCGTAAACGTTTAGTTCTCCCAGCCGGGTGGCACAGGACAGCGTGTAAGTCCCTTGCTGGTCCCCGCGGCGCACCGACTCAACTTTGCCGAGAGTGAAGCCTTTACGAGAATCCGCCAGGCGAACTTCTTGGTCGATAAACCACTCAGGGCCGAAAATGTTGACGGGGTGATCGGGAAGAATTTGGGAGTCGATAACGGGGAAGGTCAGGTCAATGGACCCTGTAGAACCGGAAGAATCCCCCGCCGCGAGAGGTGTAGCCGCCTCTTGAACGTTCCAGTCCTGCGCCTCATAGACCTTGCCACCGATATCAACTCGAAAACCCATTACTTCTCCCCTAGCCCGATAGCCACGAGCCTACTTCTTGGAAGGTTGCGGAATAACCGACTTGACCGCCGTTTACGCCTGTATTAGAGACGAATGAGGGCTTACCGACGAACCGGCACCCACTGTGCCCCATACCGCCAACCCAAGGCCCCGCCGTGACCCATTCGGGAAGGTATACGCCGCCGTAAGGTTCTTCGCCATACCCACCCTCACCGTAGCCCAAAGCGGAATTAAGAATCTCGCTCTTTACCAGTCTACCAATAAGAGCCGTGGCGGTTACCGTTGCCGCACCTGAAACCGTTTTACCCAGCCAAATACGAATGCCGCGAATACCCGAAAAAGAATCCGCAGTTACAACGGATGAGTCATTAGACAAAGGTGTAAGGGTTGTGTCTGAACCCTCAACGCCATTGGATAGCACCTCCCGGGCAAAGATACCGCCTGAACCCGTAGCTGAATAGAACGCACCAAGGAAAAGCGTGTACCCTTCGGGAATCGGCACATAAACAGTGTCGGACGATCCGCGGTAACCCGTTTCAACATTGAAGAGATTGTAGTATGCCGAGGTGAGCGGTAGAAGGTTCGTTTCCCACCCGCTTGTTACCACCCCCGAAGGATCGTAGCCGTAGACCAGGGATGCACCTTCGTCATCCACGGCCATTGAGGGGTCTGCCACCCGGGCGGGGAGAATGTTCTGGTCGTAAAGGGTGGGTTCAATGAAGTGGATAAGCCCGCGTCCGTATGTGCCATCCGCCAGGCTCTTCATAAACTGAGCTTCTTGCCGGGGGGATGAATCCGGCCAGGCGTAGGTGTAACGCTTGTGAGAGCCAAACGAGTTCAGCGCATAACCACCGCCGTTGAGCAGGGTTCCATCGACTGCCCAGCCGGTGGGGGAGGAATCAGCACCGCGGTTGGGGGTACGAATCCAGCCTTTCCAGCCGCCCTCTACATCCAGCCAGAAGTTCTTACGGGTTAAGCGAACCATTACCACGCTCCCGTGTTCGTTGCCTGTGCGTTTGCGGTGTTTGCGGCATTAGCTACTTGCTGATTTCCGACGTATACGTTGTTTTGCAGCGCCGCCATGAATTGCTGCATAGCCATTGGGGAAAGACCTTGGATGATGCCGTTAAAACCGCCACCCGATACAAAGCCCCCGCCCGAATATCCTGAACGTCCTGGGCTACCCTTTTGAAGTTTGCCGAGGGCATCCGCATAGGGAAGACCCGTACGTTGGTTGACCTGGTGCTTCGGCACAACGTACTCACCCCGGTGCACGATACCTGCGGGTTCGTACTTCCCGCCTGCACCCGTGTATCCGCCATTGGCAAAACCGTTACGTGTCCCGGAACCCCCGCCATTTGCTCGGTATCGGGGGTCAAGAATCCGAAGAGCACTTGTGGCAGCACTTGTAAGGCCCGTAGCTGCTTCAGCGAGAATCTTGCTTAGCTCCGAGTTGAATCCCGAACCCATGCCTGCACCAAGGGATTGACCCAAAGAGTTGCCGAGTCCGCCCATTTGAGCCTGTGCCCGTGCGGCGAATTCATTAAGCGCTTGAATAGCGGGGTCCGCGTTTACGGCAATGTCAATGTTACGAGGCACGCCCGCAATTGCAACACTTACGTCCCGGAAGCCCTGCTCGTAAAGCGCCAATTCGTTTCGGTTGAAGCCGAGTTGAGTTGCCTGGTTAATAAAGTCCTGGCGAAGAACCTCAGTTTGACGCGCTAATTCTTCCTGGGAAAGCCCGGAGGATGCAAGAGCGTTGATGTGGGCCTGGTACTGAGATACAAGGTCGCGCACCGTGGTTCGGTTAGCAACTGCCGCCCGGGAATTGCCTTCCAGCGTCTTGGAGTTAGTGTCCTGCTCCTTGGAAAGTTCTGCCGCTTTGTCAGCCAATTCCGCTTGTAGTTTGGCAATGTTGGCTTGGATGGCCTGCGCTCGGTCGTAGTCACGGTATTCAAGCGCGATGTTCAAGAATCGCTGTTGGATGTTCAAGTCCGATTCGAGGCCCTGGATATCAGCCTTCAGGGTACGAATGTTCTTGGCAGCATCGTCCGCAGCATCCCGAATCGACTGGAAAGAGGTTGCAATAGCGTCGAGGGTTGCGCCCGGGTTGTAACGAATCTCAAACGCCCGCGAGATGACCCCGGAGAGGTCGCCTGCATAGTCTGCTAGGGTTCGGAGGTTCTTTTGTGCGCTACCGCCTAGGTCATCAAGTGCGTCTGATCCGTCTGTTCCCAGGTCTTCCAGCGAACCGAGAAGATCGTCAACGTTTGCGGTAGAGTCTTCGGTGTTCGACTGGAAGCCCGCAAGCATCTTGTTCCAGTTGTCACCCGTCTCTTTACCGTACTTGGCAACATCGGAAACAGCCGCGTTGAAAGCGTAGTCAACCGTACTGCCGAAGGCGAGTGCGTTCGCGGAAGCATCTTTAAGCCACCCGGAGACTGCCTGTTTTGCAGCGCCCCCGTCGATGATGGAAACAACATCTGCGAACGCTTGTGCGGCGATCCCCGCGAACTGAACAACACCGTCAATAGCCCGCGAAAGGATAAAGAAGATACCCTTGATGACACCTGTGGCTGCAACACCCATTGCCGCGCCCGCAGTTTTAGCCGCAGACACCAACACATCAAAGAACCCGGGGACGGTAGCTGCCGCAATAGCTACGGCCGCTACGGCACCCCTGGCTGCAACTCCGATTGCCCGAGTAGCAAGGGTTGCCCGGGTAGCGGCCCCCGTAACGCCGCCGAGAGCCGTGATGTAGGCGCGAATACCTGCCATGATGCCCGCACCGCCCAACTGAGCCGAAGCAAAGTTGAGGGCAAGTTGCGTACCCGTCGCCAGGGCGATAGCACCCCGAAGAGCGACGTAAGCGGTTACGACGAGACCAACCCCTGTGGCAAAGCGGATCATCGCCTGACCGGCACCGGAACCTGCGAAATCAGCCAACTTCACAAGTAGCTGAGTGGAGATATCGAGAAGGTCTTTCAGGGCGGGTCCCGCCGCAGACCCCACAGCCGCAGCCGCGTTGGTTACCGCATTGACAAAAATTTGCCACTTGGAATTAAGGTCGTCCAGCACAAGTCCGTACGCCTCTGACATGTACGTGCCTTCACGCCATGCATCTGAGGTGTCACCGAGAATCTTGGAGAATGACCCGTAATTCTGAGCAAGAGCCTGGACAACGCGGCGGTCACGTTCGTTACGGATGCCCAGGTTATCCAGTGCGATAGTGAGGTTTTCTACCCCGCCAATACCCTTTAGGATGGCGTTGAACGTACCACCCGCGTCCGACTCCCAGGCAATACGGAACTGCTCAGCCGACATACCCGCAGCCAAAGCGAAACGGTCCAGTTCCTCGCCACCAATAGCCGTTGCACGCTCAATCTGGTTGGTGATACGGGAAAGGGCGGAGCCCGCACCTTCAACGTTGATGTTACCGAAAGAGGCAAGAGCCGCACCGAGGGCAATTGTCTCGTCCGTAGCGAATCCTACACGCGCAGCCGCCGGAGCCAAAGTCTGCGTAAACTTTAGAACCTGTTCTTCGGTCGCAACCGAGATGTTACCGGCCTTAAGAATCGCGGAACCGAGTTTGTCAAATTCCTCCGCGGGCACCTTTAGGTACTGGGCGATTCGACCAAAGCCCGTAGCCGCAGCCTCTTCGGTAACGCCCGTGGTCGCCGCGAACGTCGCTACAACGCGGGTGAATTCATCCAGAGACCTAGCCGGGATATCGAGGGCCGCACCGAGAGAGGCAACGCTAGAGAGGTCGTTGAAAGAGCGGGGAATTTCAGTGGAAAGGGTTTGCAGTTCTTCCCGAAGTTTCGCAACCTCGGATGCCGAACCGCCCACAATGCGCTCAACGGTTGTGAACGCCGCTTCCTGGCTTGCAAACGCCACTGCCGCCGCAGCACCCGCAGCCGTAAAGGCCCCTGCCACGGTGAACATCGTGTTGGCAATGTCGTAGTTGGCGTACCTGAGAGCCGCAGAGCCGGATTCCAGCCCAGCATAGACCCGCTTTGTCTTATTAGCCGCATCGGCTGTATTACTGAGGGCTTTAAACTCAGCGTCCCAAGCCGCGGATGCCGCCTTATTGTCGCGGCGTGAACGTTCCCGGTTGAGGGATAGTTCCGCTTGCTGCGTTTTTAGAAGAGCATTCTGAGAGCGAGTTTCAGACTTTTCAAAAACCGTTCCGAGTCGTTCAAGAGACTGTGCCCGTTTTGCATCCGCCCGGTACTGCGCCTCCATGTAGGAGTTGTAGATGGCGTCTTGTTTACGATACCCTGATTCCTGCTTCTGAAGGTAATCCGAGTAAATAGCGTCCTGTTTGCGGTATCCCGACTCCTGCTTTTCCAGGTAGTTCGTGTAAATGCGGTCCTGTTGGATGAACGCGCGTTCCTGCTTGGTTAAGCCGGACGTAGAGGAAGAGAGAGCCCGGTTTACCGCCTTGGTGGTAGATTCCAGGGTCTTTTCAGTAATCTTACCTTGACGGGAAAGTTCCTCTGTGGTTTTGAGAACACCCTCTAGTTCCTGCTTTGAACCCTTAGCGCCCTGTACCGCCAGGCGAAGCAGAATATCAAGATTCGCGTCCGCCACTTAATCCTCTATCCGTACAGGGGGTAAAATACTCTCTATCCAGTTTATCAGTTAAGGGCATTTAATCATCTTCGGTAAGCGAATTCTCGCGCCATTCCGCAATTGTCTGGTGGCGATCTTTACCGCGAGGGGGGCGAATCGCCGGGACGAAGTACTCGCCCGGGGTGGGCTTATACTTTTCCCCGCCCGTTTTTCGTTGCTTAACGGCTTCAAATTTGTTGATCTTTTTCACAGCATCAACACGAACCTCGTCCTCGTCAATTTCCCACGCTAGTAACCCGTCCGGGGTGGTGAAGTCCTCAATCGTTTGAACAGCAAACATAAGGGCGTAATCCCAGTCCGTCCAATCGGTTTTATTACCGAAAGGCTCACCCGTTACGGGATCACGATGCCCAACCCAATCATCCCCGATAACGCACGAAGATGGCCGCTTGTCGTAAGTTCTACCCGCCCGAATGGCAGGTACGAACCCCCGGGATGCCCCCCGGGTCAGGGCCGTGATAAAAAATCGCTTTCCTGGGCCGCAGCTTCAAACCCAGAGGCGGACCCAGACGCAAAGTCATCAATCTGAGCCACAATCTTTTCCTGCTGCGACTTAGAGAGGTGGGTGCGGATAATCTTCATCTGTGAATCGTCAGGGGCGGTAATCATTGCCCCATTGGGCGCTTCGATACGCTCGGTGTGGATGGCCCACAAAAGGTTCGAGAAGTAGTCGTCCTGCTCGGGGTTGGGAAGTTCCTGCCCGAACGTTCCGTACTTTGAGGGGTGCGCCTGGCGAGCCTTCTCCGCGATTGTTTTAAGATCGTCCCGGGAGACACCCGTCATGTGAAATACGTACCGGGACTTATTCACGATTTCAAGAAGGGCCTTAGCCTCTTCTTCGAGTTCGGTTAGCGTCTCGTCGTCACCGACCCCAATTTCGCGGGCGATACGCTTGTTGAGTTTGTCGAGTTTGTACCCGGCTTCTTCATTCGTGTAAATCGTAACGTTCTCTTTGGGGAAAGCCGCCCCGGTGAACATATCGGCAATGTTAAATGTCTGCGGATCAAGTTCCGTCATAATTAAACCCCTCGTTTAATAGTGGAGGCCCCCAGCCAGAATTAACCAGCCAGGGGCCATCTTGCTACTCTTCTAGTTTACTACGGCGCAGTCACCGTAACGTTTACCGTGGTCGTGGTGTTAGCGTCAGTGTCGGTGATCGTAATCGTGGCGGAAGTGCCTGCCGCGCCGGTGACGGTGTAAACGCCGCCCGGACCAATGGCGACAACCGTTGAATCCGAAGACGTGAAACGAATCGGGGTGGCGTTGGTGTAATCGCGGCCCTGAACGGTTACACGAAGACGCGCCTTCTTGCCCGAAGCCCAAGGAGCAGTTGCAGGGGGGACAGCAACAAGGGTGTGGGGGCCGACAACTGTGTAGTGAGCGAAATCACCGTTCTCAACGAAAGTGACCGTACGGCGCTTGGACTCACCCGGGGTGAAGGGGTTTTCAACGGCGGTTGAAGTGGTGCGGAAGACCGAGATGTAGTCGCCGTTAGCCGCGGGGGTGGCGTTAGACTTGTTGCCGTCTACCCGGATAGCAATGTCCTGGTCAAGATCAACCTTGGTCAGTTCCTTGACAACGGAAAGAACGTTCGAGGGGTCATCGTTTTCGAGCGGCTGGAAGAAGGAGATACCGCCGCCGTAGTTGTACTGACCGAACTCTTCATAGGTCGAAATGTCCGCCATTGACGGCTCGTTGTTGGTTTCCGACTCGCTGACACCGAAGTCCCAGTCGTTCCAGCTAATTGCCTCAGCGGCCATCACAACGGCAGAACTTCCGCCTGTGTTGTTTAGTTCCGCAGCGGTGGGCTGGTGAATGTCGGTGATACCAAGCGTGGTACCACCGGAGGGGCCAATGTAAGGGGTGACGACAGAAGCGTCCAGGTTAGCGCGGAGCTTAACGTAATCCATAGGCATATTTATGTTCTCCTAATACTTAAGCCGCGAGGGGCCATTCCCAGGCCCACACGCCACGCTGGGCGAAGTTCTGAGTCATGGTGACGTTTTCACCCGAACCGAAGTTGGTCGTGGCGTTGTCCGTAGCAACCTGAACAACCGAGATTTCATCGCCCTCAGCAAACGGGGCATCTTCGGACTTACCGATAGACATAATGGCGATCATTTCCTGACCCCGCCAGGTAAGAAGGTGCTGGGCAATGGTTGCCGAGTTGACGCGAGCGGGGTTAATCGTTGACTGCTCAGAAGTGGCCCGGAAGAACTCGAACACCACATCCGCGTTCTTAGCCATCGGCTCACGTGCACCCGCCTTCTGGCAGAATGACGTGGACTCGTCGTAGTCGGGCTCGTCCAGGTTGAACGTGGTGCCATCCGTTGAAATCGCGCAAGTGACGTTCCAAATCAGACCGGACTCGTCGTTGTTGGGATTAGCGTTTAGTTCTGCTGCGGTAATGTCCGTAAGGTCCGCAAAAGCCTCGGGGTAGGCGATGTAGTACCGGTAGACAACATCTTCGATTAGCCGGGAATTAGCCATCAGTCAGAAACCTCTTTTTCAGACGCCTTGGACTTGTCTGCGTCCTTGGTGCGGGGCTTTGCGGTGTAAAGTTCTTTGACGTAAGGTTTTGCATCCGCTTCGACCTCGACAAGAATGCCATCACGGTTAATGGCGGGGTTCTCGAACAGACGCCGAGAAATCCGACCAACCTTACCGGTTTCGGTGTTTCGCACGGTTACAAAATCAATGTTCATCTCACTTAATTCTATCAGTATTCCTGTAGTTGGAGCGTCAAATTAAAGCCGACCGCCATTTGGTAGGCTTCGGTCGCCATATTCGAAGTGGTAATCGGGAATAGCCCCGCCGCGCGGCTTTTCGTAATCCCACCTGACCAATCGGTTGAAAAGCCCAGCATTTTTCGGACAAGCTTGTTTCCGAGTTGACGGGCAATCTTCGGGGTGGGGGCAATGGCGCGGCATCGGATTGTGAGGGCGTAATCGTAAGTGCGAGGGCCTGCGAAAGTTCGCGCGCCTGCTTCCGCAGTGTCCCCAAAGTCTACGGCGATGTAGGGCTTAAGTCGTCCCTGGGCATCGCGGCTCACAAGGGTCAAATCCGAAATGGACTGCTCATATACGTCCTGAACAAATTCAGCGTCGATAAAGGCAAGAATTGCTTCCTGAGCTTCTTCCAGGCTATACATCTCTCACCGCCTTACCGAGTTTGCGTTCGATATCTCGCACCACTTGGTCTGCCGCGTCCGAAAGTGCGAACATACCTTCAACGTCTACGCCGGATGTGTGGGTAAAGCCACGCTCTTGCAGTCCGAAATAGTTCGCACGGTCATCCAGCCAACCGAAAAATGCTTCAATCTCGGTATCCGTATCCTTTTCCACCCGGGAGGACACAGCGTCCCGCATACGACCGGTTTCAATACGCCCTTGCTTGCCCGACTTGGCCGTACCCCGCGTCTCAATGTGCAACTTGGTTAAATCTTCACCCTCTTTAGCGCCCTCACGGATAGCGTCTTTTGCCTGATCGGTAAGACGGTCTAATTTGTCTTCAACCCATTCGTAGAGTTGGCGTCCGTTGGTGAAATTAACCATCTTGCGGAACCCCACTTGATACAACGGTTGTGTCCGCATCAAGGGCTGCTTCAAAGGTGCGAGCCGCAGCGGAAGAGCCTTGCAAGTCGGAGGTAATGGTCAGGATCAAACCGTTCAGGGCGGGGTTGTTGGGTGATTCGAGCACGAAGATTTTGCAACCCCGTTTTACCCGTACCGTCGTTTCATCGGCCTTCGGGATTTGTACGCGGATAGCCGATAGGGTGGTGGCGTTGGCTTGGGATTCACCGCCGGTAAAGGTACCCCAGCGAATACCGATTAGACGCGCTTGTCCCTCGTATACAACGGGGTCACCTGTCGGTTCCGTGTAGGTCCCGGTGTCCACGTGGTATTCACCCGGGGTGATAAGACTGTAGTCTTCGATCCTGATTTTGGATTTCTGAAAGCGGGACTGGGTGGATACGGCATGGATCGGGGCTGTCCAATCCTCCGACTCAAAAGAGTACATTTCGACCTCGGCACCCGCAGTAATACGCAGCACCTTCGGGCGTGCAACACGTATCCGCGTTGGTTACTCCGAAGACCTCGAAGATATCCGACCCGCCTGCGGTAGTGTCCTCATCATCCGCCAAACCCCACCAATACTTAGCAAGGTTAAGCAAATCGGTAGCACGTTTAGTGGTGTCTACAGTGAGGTCGTAATCCTTGATGGAGGATGAGGCCTTTGCCGCTTGCCCTGCCAGTTGAGCGTAGTAGTTACCGATTGCTCGGTAAACAGAGCCGTTGGCCGAGTTCAGAAAGGCCTCAATTTCTGTATCCGCAATTTCGACGTAATCCCCGTAACCCGCTTCCTCAGGGTCGAGTGGGGTATACGTTACGTCCCCATAGAAAACACGAAAGTGGCCCGTGGGGGTTGTCGGATCATAAGGCGCGAGGCCGCGGTTAACCATCTTATCTATTCTGCTCTGGGGTACCTAAAAGTGCTTTCAACGCGGCAGTAGAGATATACCAATCTTGTCCCTCCGCGCGATCAAGAACGGCCTTTAGACTACCCTCATACGTACCATCTTTATACGCTGCGTACAGAACTGTTCCGTCTGACTTCAAGCCGTAGACGTAGGAATCTGTTGAAATGTGGTTGTTTACCGTTTCAACTTGGTGATCGTAGTCCAAAATCACAGTTCCCCCTCCCCCGGTTCGCCATTACCCCTACCGGATGGCAACATGTTACGAACCTCCCGGACAAAAATAGCCGCGGCTTCACTGAGGTCTTCGAATGTACCTCGCACCTCGCCGTTGTTAAAGTCAACAATAAGGGAGTCGCTTCCCAACCCAACGGTACCATTTCCGATTGTCACTCCTACAAAAGAGTCAACAATTCCGTGAGATGAAACAGGGGTTTCGTCCTTCTCAACTGACGCAGATAAAGTCTTGATCTGCTCGTTCATCTCATTAAGGTTTTGGTCCTTAACCAGACTTGTGGCGTATAGGTCTGCGATAAGTTTTAGAACAACGTCAGATTCAGCCATTACTTGTCACCCTTTTCTACAGACGGAAAAACGGGTGCGTAAAGAGCTTTTACCTCTCCACCGTCAATAACGGGGGCGGTTAGGCATTCAAAGCGTACGTACTCCACGGGGGCCTTAACTTCCGACATTTTATCCTCCTGTTAGGCCGCAAGGTACGCCGGGATAACCAGCGTAGAACCGGCGGCGGTTTTTACTTGAATATAGGTGGTGGGTTGGGCTGGCAGAGCCGAAGCGGTTCCCGCCGCACCTACGGTTGTTTGACGGATGGCGTCCCCGAATCGAAGGTAGCCCTCCGCCATGATGGATAGACGCTCGCTGCCCTGCCAAAGGTACGCTGCGTGCTTAGTAGTCGCAGTGTAAGCATCCGAGTACAGCTTACCAGTAGTTTCCTCGGCGGTGCTCATCTTGGTACGAACAGAGGTGCCGTTAGAGGCGTACCCGGTAAACACACCGCCGCCATCTACGTCCCAACGCTTGACCGCAGATGTACCGAGAATTTCAAGTGACTTGGAGTGAACACCCAGTGAGAGGGTAGTTCTACCGATGACGTGCAGGGCATGGCGCTCCGTACCTACGGTCGGCTCTAGAATCTTAACCGAATATGCATTGGTAACATTCGGCGTACCACTGCCGACAGGGCCGCGGGCCTGGTAACCAATGAGGTTCGTGACCGAAGTGGTGTCTTTCGCCTGGGCGGTGGATGCCAAACCAATGACTTGTGAATAAGAGCCCGTACCGGCGACTGACCCCACACCCTCCCATCCAAGAACGGCGTGGGTCACGGTGCCCGTCATAAGGGAGTACGCTTCGCAGGCACCGCCCTGGATGCTACCAGCGTTTGCCCCCTCCGTACCAAAGTAGACCGTGTAGCCGGAAAGTGCCCCAAGGAAAGTAACGTTTGGGTTAGTAATGGATTTAACAACCTCGAAGCCGGTGTTTGTATCGGCGGGGGGCGTGTGTACTTGGTTTGACCCAATCACCACGTTACCGGCGGCGGCACCCGAATTGATCTTGCCGTCTAGAGCAGTTTGTAGGCCCGTTACCTTTGAGAAAGAGAAAGCGCCATCGGGTACAACAGGCGCGGACGAAAAGGTCTTGGTTCCCGCTACGGTTTGAGCCCCAGTGGTCTTAACCAGGGCGGAGTCTGCCAGTCGAGTTGTGACCTCATCGTTAACCGCTGAAATTGCGGGCCACAAATCCCACGGCTTTTGCCCAATGGCGGGACGAGTGCCAATATCAGCCATTCTTAACCACCTCAACGTATTCTACGTTTTTACATTCGGAGCAAATAGCCAAAAGTTTTGGGGGCATGCTGGTTAGCAACAGTCCGGGAACTATATCCATTTTATGAACATGCTGAGCCACAAATTAACCCTAACGTTCGATTATAAGTCTTATACCAGTTTATCAGTAGGGGTTTACGAAGGCGTAGGCGATAGCAATTCCAGCGTTGTCGTAACCGAAGTCATTGAGTGACTAATAAGGGACCATTGAGCAGTCAAGTCCAGGGTAATAGGGGCGGTCGTGTCCAGCGTAAACGGGGTGGCTGCAATCATGTCAACCACCGCCCGGTTGGTAAGACTTCCCGACGGATACCGAATGTCCCCGGCGCACACGGCTGTACCGCTCGTACCTGATGACCGGAAACTAATCGTCTGCACGGTCATAAATCCGGCATCTGTCATGCCCCCAAGAATATTCAGCGTCTGGCCTGTCGTCCGGGTAGTACCGTTGACTTTGAATCGGAACGTGGAGGTACCCAGTGACAACGTAGGGGTGGTAAGAAGACCTCGAATAACGAGTCGTGCCGTAGCCCCGGGGACAACCCAACTTGCCGGGATGGTCATCGAGCCCATCCCCGGGGCGATAAGCGACTGCTCCGCTGTACCCGTTGCACTTACAGAGCCAGTGGAGAGGTAACGGGATTCAAAAGAGGTAATAACGCCCGAAGGCCCACCCATTTCGATAGACATTAAGAAACCACCGTCACAACTGCATCCGCCGTGGCCGACCCGGAAGGTCGAATAGCCGTCACAACACCTGTCCACGTCCCCCGGGAGATGTTCACCCAGTTGTTAGCCGGGACAATCATCGTAGGCGCTGTAGCAACGGCTGTGCCCGCAAACGACAGTACAAGGTTGGTGCCGCCCATGTTCTGAATAATGACGCTCTTACGGGTGGCAAGGGATGCCACCAATTGAACGCTTGTTGTACCGACCGAAATAGCAGTAGGGCTGGTGGTAAGGGTTGCCGCGTTTTGAGGGAGGGTATTGACGTTCGGGCTGTTCGAAACGCTAACCGAGGGGGTGCCGGTAAGCCCCACGTTCCATGTTCCCGACTGCGTAACGGGAAGAGACGTATTAGCAACGTTGACGTTCGGCGTCCCGGTAATGGTCGCCGAAACCGCGCCATCTACCGTAAGGGGTCCACTGCCGTCGCTGATCGTGACCGTGTTACCGACGTTTACCGTGGGCGTGCCTGAGATACCCACGTTCCAGGTGCCAGACTGGGTTGCCCCAACCGTTCCGTCCACCGTGAGCGAGCCGCCGTTGTCCGTTACGGGGACACTACCCGAAACACCCACTACCCCATCTACGGTGATCGACTGCCCGCCGTCCGTGATGACCTGTGGTGCCTGAATACCCGTTAGAAGCGACCCTAGAGCGCTCAGAATAGCGTCTTGCTTGGCGGAGGTGGCAGAACCTGGCAAATCGACCGTAAAGGCCCCTGAAGGCGTTACAGCAATACTTGCGTTGGAGAGAGATACCGCACCTGAGACAGGAACCGTGCCCTCTACGTTTACCGACCCGGTTACGTCCAGGGTTTCGGTGCGAAATATCTCGGCCAGTGCGTTCAGTGCGCTAAGGATTGCGTCTTGTCTAGCGGCAGTAGACGAACCCGCGGGCAAGGGCACACTTTCCGCCGTTACCGCAATTGGCTCCGTTGCCGTGACGGTAAGGGTCCCGCCGAGAACACCCGCTAGGTTTTGCAGCGCTGCAAGAATGGCGTCCTGTTTTGTTGCAGTAGCGCCGCCTGCTACGGGCGGCAATTCCTCGTCGGCAATGCTGACTTCACCGTTGGTCGCATTCGCCCGAACAGCCGCAAGCAAATCTTCAAGCGCCTGGACAATGACTTCCTGGCCCGTATCGGTGGCAAGTCCTGTGGGGTCGAACCCACCGTCTACCTGCTGAATTGTAACGCCCGCTTTATAGGGCTTTTTGGTAGCGGGGTCTACAAGAACTACGCCACCCATCGTCGCTGTTCGATTTACAGGAAAATGCTTGTCTTCCAACTGCATGGCGAGTAATACCTTCCGGGGGTTAAGGCTTCTCTTTCCATTTTATCGGACGGGTGTATTAGAGAATTCTCATCTTTCGTTTAGGGTGCGAAAAACCCCCACCTGTACAAGCATGGGGGTTAATCGTTTAGGTCTTGTTATGAACCGTAGGCACCGTTCCCGTAGGAACTAAGACCGTACCCTTGGTTTAGGCGTATCCCGAACCGTCCGACTTGACCGAGTAGTTGCTATCCCAAAGAACGCCCCCAGCCACGAAGCGAACGCGCATGGCAATCTCGTCGGCCTCGAAGTCACCCTCGAACGGGGAGACAACGCCGCCGCCGAGGTAGTTACCTGCGTTGGCCTGAACACGAAGTTCCGGCTGCTCGTAGCCACGGAGACGGAGCAGTTCAAGAACGGGACGACGGATCGCACCGGGCTTGGGAAGCACGTACCAGTTGGTACCGGTAACGTAGTCGGACTCGACAACCGTGACGTTGTTGAGAGCCGAGCGGTCGCCGGGGCCGTAGACAATGTTGCCATCGATGACCTGAAGGATGGTGCGGTTGATGGCGTAGTTGACATAATCCGCGGTTCCTGCGGGTACGACGACGTTGTAGCCAGTGGCGCGGCCGACCTTGCGACCGTTGACCGTGACGTTCTGAAGCTGAAGGATAGCAGCCCAGATAGCCTCAGGGGAAATAGCGGCGTTGGGGTCCGTAACGGTGCCGTCCGGGAGCGTCTGCGAAGCAAGCTCGTTGGTCGTACCGTTAATAAGAGCCTCGTAAACCTCACGCTCTTCGGTGTCGAGAGCAAGGTTCAGCAGTTCGCCAGGAATCTGATCGAAGAAGCCGAGAACGTCGTTAACGTTCGACTCCCAGGTCCAGTCAAAGCGAGCACCGGACTTCTGAAGCTTCGAGTAGAAAGCCTCAGCACCCGTGACGGTGATGTGGGGGTACGGGTTTGCCTCGGGGATGGTGGGCAGGCCGCCGGTCTGAGCGACACCGCTGCCGGTCACAGAAGCGTAGAGCGACTGTAGGCGAACCGGGCCGAAGTCGTCAACGGTACGGACACCGGCAACCTGGCTCCACGTGCGCTCCGCGGCATCGAACTGCGGAATCGTGATAGCCGAGATGAGGTGAGCGGCGTTGAAGGGAAGGTCGGTGGTAGAAAACGCCTCAGCAAGCTTTCCAGCCGCGATACGGTCGCCGCGCTGTGCTGCCGTGATAAGAGCGTCAGCCGCCTCAACCTTCTGGCGGGTAACCTTGAAGTTAGCGGGCTTTAGCCGACCATCAAGGGTAAAGTCATCCTTGAATTCAGCCATTATCGGTTTCCAATCTTGACCGGCACGAAACCGCGGGTCTTGTCGTAGTCAACGGGGAAATCCACCGTGCCGTATAGGGTGTTGCTGGTAGCGGTACCCGTTAGCTGACCGCCCGAGGTAATGTAAACCTTGGTGCCCTGTGCGGACGCTGCGGTAATACCGGTGATGGACGAAGCGGGGAACTCCCAGGTACCGGAGAAAGCAAGGGTAACCTGCTTACCGGTAAGGCCAACGCCACCTGCGGGGATACCCGAGATGGTGCCGCCACCGGGGATAACCTCACTCTTGACGTAATCGCCCGAGCCGGTTACGGTAACGGCAGGCTGGCCGCTGAGAGACAGGACCGGAACTCCGGGGGCGTAGGTAGCAGCAAGCGTCTCCGTGCGGTTCTGCTTGTTGTCGCCCTTAAATACGAGATTCGTAGCCATTATCGCTTGAACGCTCCAAACTTGCTAGCCTTATCGGTGCCGACATACTCGCGGCCACGGGCGGATTCCGAAATAGTGGAGGTCTTAACCGTCTTGGCAAACTCAATGAGAGGGGCAACGTCCACGCCCTTACGCGCCTCTGCGCGGAGGCTCTTGGCTGCATCAGCCGGAAGCTCCGCAGCTTCAATCGCGTCCACCGCAGCGTCGTACGAAGCAAGAGCCTCGTCTACAGCCTTTTCGTCAGCCTCGGCCTGGATGGCCTCGGCCTGTGCGGCGTTCTCCTTGGCTACCAGGGCGGAAACCTGTGCGGTTAGTGCCTCAATAGCGGCAGTCACCTTTTCTAGGTCTTCCATCTTGATTTCCTTTTCTTGATCCACAGCCGAGGTGACTGTTGGTTCATCAGATTCGCGGGCCATTTGAGCCGCGCTTTCGACCATCTGCTCGACAAGAGAGCTTCCAGGCCGCCCGGGGTAGACAACCATGTCCACACCGTTCTGAACATCTTCTACAAACTTAGTGACGTTACCTTCATTGTCGACTTCTCCCGATACAAACACCGAAAGGGCAACATGAGGCGCGACTTCGTCTACCTTTTCACGCCAAGATGGGAGGACTTCAATAATTCCGACTAGTCCAACGCCTTCTTCGTAATAAGAATCCTCCGCAAGAAAACCCCACATTGCGAACGGATCGGGTTCTCCGTTTTCGGCACGGTTATGCGTGACAAAAGACTTAGCGCCTTTTCGTAGCGCAATTGGTCCTGTCTCCCGCAAAGTAGACTCGGAGTAGTATCCACTAGAGCCTTGCCCAGGCGTAATAAGCACGCTCTTCCAGCGGCCATTCCCCGCCTTAGTGGCGACCGCCGTAGATTCGGACAGAAGTTTCGTAGTCATCTCTATCCAATCTTATCAGTTGTTACTAAGGTTCTCCGCGCGAATAACCAATTGTTCAAACTTTGTAAGGAAATCGTCGTTAGCCATTTCACGTCGAAGTGAGTTGGCGAGTGTATCTGTTCTCAGGTCATTGGAGTCTGAAGATCCCGCGGCACCTGAGGGGGAGTTCTGACCCTGGTTTGGAGACGCCTGCTGAGTGCCTGCGGATGCGCCATTCGTGTTGGCCTGGGCTACTCGGGCCGCAAGAGTTTCGGGAGTTTCGTTCGGATCGCCGGTCATATCGAGAATATCGAGAGCGCCCTTGCGGTATTCCGCGTTGTGAAGGGTAGGGGCGAGAAGAGTAAGTGCCTGTGCCGCCCGGTAAGGGTCGGGGGCTTCCAGCGGTTCCCAGTGAATCTCGGGACGCCCAAACCCGAAGACCTCAAACACGTCCTGGTAGACGTTCGCCCACTGCTTTTGCATGAGCGTCATGGCGTTACGGTTACCAACAACTAGCCCGGAGAGGGCACCGTACGATGCACCTGCTGCTGCCGAATCGTTCAGAAGATCGGCGTTAGAAACGTTCCACGCTGCTGCTGCAAGGGCTGCAATGGGGCGTAGTTTCTCGAAGGCATAGGCATTACCCGCGGTGCGGACAGCCTCTACGTCCTGACCTTCTCCAACAGCGGCCATTCCCCCATTACCGGTGAACGAACCCATCTTGACGCCAGCGTTCTGAGCGCCCGCCTTGGACTTGACATTCGTGATCTTAAAGATGAGGCGGGAAAGACCCTCGGTAACAACCTGGCCGTGGCGAATGTGCTCGGTGTATGCCTGCGACCAGTGAATGCCTCGAAGGCCGTCCGGGATGCCGAGTACGAAACCCGTCTGTCGGTTGGCTCGGAAATCAACTATCGTGGTGTCCTGATCGACCGGGACTTCTTTCTTATCCGGTCCGGTTAGTAGGGTTTCGGGAATACGGCCAGCCCAACGACGAGTGACGTACCAACGGTTTACTACCACGTCATCCCCGCTGGCGTTCTGGCTCGTCCACGTACGCTTATAGGCGGTAATCCGCTCTGGGAAGTCGGGGTCCATACGAAGCCCGGTGACTTGGTTGAACGGGATACGACTGACTTTTTTCGTCTTGGTGTTGCACGCAATCAGCACGTTACCGTCAATAAAGCGGGCTTTTTGAAGTTCCGCCTGCGAGTCGCTATTGAAAAGCGCTTCCTGATTATCGGGGTCCCCGTAAAAGGCGACAATGCCCCTCTTAGCACCCCGAGTAGCCTTAGCGGGCTTTTCCAAGCCCTCGATGCTCATGCCGCGACCGAAGACGAATCCGGTATGGAGGTCTACCGCACGACCCGCCATAGAACCTGCGGCAACTTTGGGCTGAATGAGGGCAGCCACTTTCTGCACCTCGTCGAGGTCCAGGCCCTCTAGCTTCTCGCCGCGCTGGATACCCGAGATGAGCGCCCAACCCTCATTATCTCCCTCGAGTTGGGCGCGAACCTGCGCAATAGATTCTCGAAGTTCACCATTTTCAGCCTCTAGAGCGGGAATGCGCGAGAAAGCCTCGCCTAAAAGGGCAATTGGGTCGGTATTAGCATCCATGGTTAGTTCAATTTTAGCATTTTACAGATTGCGGATACACCGCTCTGCGTTATGCCATAGTCTCGCGCAATATCTTTCTGCTTCTCCCCGGACTCATAGCGCTTCAAAATCTCAATCCTCTCTTCGGGGGTGACCTTGTTGGATCGGTTTACTACAGGGGGTCGCACCGCAACACACTTTAAACGAAGTTCCTCGTCACCGTACTTCTCAAATAGGTATCGTGACCGAGACGTAGCAGGAATGTTGTATTTTTTGCTCAATTTGGCCCCTGGGACGCCATCTAGATATTCCCGGCGCAGATTGTTTACCTGATCGTCGGTCAAAGAGCGCCAAACAAGCGCGTCTGTTTTATTCGTATCTGAAACGGTCTTACGTTTGCTCGGGTCATAGTCCGCGTCATACCACGTGTAGTTAGTTAGAAACTTTGACACTGTGATAGATGTCACACCTAGTTGTTCCGCTAGTTTAACGGTGGATACATACTCCGTTTTGGACAGTTCCCGGAACCGATCTACGAGAAGCTGGGTAAGTTTAGCTTTAGGATTGTTTTCACCCTGAGCCCTTTTGCTTGTAAGTCCCTGACCACCCTCTGCTACATTCAAGTCGGCTTGACCCATAGAACGGTACTTGGCGATAAACCAAATCTCGTCAGCATCTAGGTCTTCAACCTGAGGCTGGGACAGCGTAATATAAGACAGGTTTTCGGGCTTTATCGCAGAGATCCAATGCGAAACTGGGTAGACGGGTGTTTTTGAATCGTGGACATGCCCGTAGATACGCATAGTCACGCCCCTCTTCTGGCGCGTCTGTCCTACGTACCGAACCGTCTTCTTGGAGTCGCGAACGTCGTAAAGACCATAAATAAATCCCGTTTGCATGATACTTAACACTATCATACAAATGACCAACCATCATCCCAAAATTGGCTGTCCCGGGCGGGTCAAATACTGCCGGTAGCCGTAGTCGGGAATGTCACTCGGGTCTTCGGTGTACAAAGTGCCCTCGGGAACACGACCCGTCCAAGGGGAGAGGTCAATGCTTGCGTAGTTGGCGGCGTCTGCCCGGTTGGGGGATTTGACGTTACGGGCGCGCATATCCTCCTTGGACTCCATCAGAAGGTTTGCCACCCCCGAGGTACGTTTTTTAATCTCCATGCCCAGCAATTCATCGGCCAATTGCTCGTCTTCAATGTCCAAGTCGATTTGACCCTTGGCGAGACGATCTTGCAGTGACCAAAAACTCCACGCGCGGAAGTTGAACCACCGGTTGCGGTCAGGGGAAGCGTTACCACCCAGAATTTCGATAACGTCGTATCGGCCTTCGGAGAGTTCCCGCACCCGGTCGGCAATAGGGCCACCCAAACCGGCACCGTCGATACGGACTTCGGATACGCCGCGGCCCAGCGCCGTTTTGTGAATCTTGCCCGCGGTGTTCATCGCGTTGGCGTCGTTCCATTCATCGACAAAGCGCAAGCGGCCCGAGAGGTATTCGTAAATCGTGTTGGTGTCGCCGGACTTGGAGCGAGATACGTCAACACCGAGGACAGGGAGCGCATCGGAAATGGGGGCCACGCAGTCGTAGCCTTTTTCCAGGTCTTCGGGCTTGAACAGGGTATTACCCATGTCCCAGGCGAATTCACCCTCGACGCGGGATTTCCACATCGGGGAGCCTTCGCCGTACTCTTCGCGCTTGGCTTCCAGGTACGACTCATCCGTCAGAGCTTCCAGCACCTCAGGCGGGGTGACATGCTTCTCATCCGTGAAGTTTGGGCTGTTCAGGACGGAAATCGTATGATACGTCCAGTTAGCGGGCTTGTTTTTGAACAGCTTTGCAACGTACGACCCCGGGTTGGTGGGGTTGCAGATAAGCAAGCGCCGGGAGTTACGGGTAGAGGTGATGTTACCGAGGGCGTCAATCAGGCTTTCGGTAAGACCCACTGCCTCGTCACCGATTGCCAGAACACCGCCGGATGCGTGAATACCTTGAAGGGAGTCTCCAGTACGGTTTTCGCCGTCCGGGGGTTTACGACCAAAGCCGATTACCGTTCCGGTATCCGTCTTCCATTCGTTTTGACTGGTCCGGTAGCCGGGGAGTTTGTGATCGACCTTGCCTTCTTTGAAGCGCTTGTCCACCATCGCGGAGATGTTCTCGATTTCACGCCAGACGATAGCGCCAATCTGAGCGGTTGAGGGGGCGGTAGAGGCTACGAAGCAATCGGGGTAGCGGGTGTCAATCCACCAACACACAAGGAGGGCAGCCAGTAGGGACTTACCCACACCGTGACCGGCCTTGACAACAACGTCTTTGTTCTTGGCGACAGAGCGGGCAACATCTGCTTGCTGGGACCACAGGTGGATGCCGGGAACGTCTTTAGCCCACAAAACGGGGTCTTCTTTGTAGGCTTGACGGCGTGCCCTATCCCGGATATCGTCAAGGGCGGCAGAGGTTGCGTTAAAAAGACCCGTCACCGGCTATCCATTTCAGCGGCAGCGGCTTCCAGGTTCTTGTTGAAGATATCGAACAGCGCGTCTTCACCAATACTGAAGAGGTGGGCTACCTCCTTCACCGAGGCGTCAACGGTCGAAATATACATTGCCACAATCTCGCGCTTACGAAGATCATTAAGCTGGTTGATCTTTTCGTTGTCCTGTTTCGACAACGCGTTAAGTTGCCGGAACAGTTCTTTAATCGCACCCACAGAAGCGTTGATCATCCCCGAGTAGTTGCGCATATCAGCAACGTTTTTAGACTTTTCCTGCGCGTCCTCAGCTAGTTCTTGAAGACTTCGAAGCAGTTTAGCTTTCTGAATGGAGATGGTTAGTTCATCTACAGAGTCGACCATTTCCCGTTTGATAGCAAGAATCTGTTCGGGCTGCACCCCCAGATCAGTTGCCATCTCGCGGGCACTCTTCTTACCGATGTGCTTGTAGATATACGACTCGATACGAGCGTCGGTTGTATCTACCTCATTAGTCATTGTCTTGTATTCCTCCTTATACCAGTTTATCGCTTATGTTTTCGGGCAAGACAAAACCCCTCTCGGTGATCTAAGACCAACAACGAAAGGGGTTAAGCCCGCAGGCCAGGAGGGGTGGGAGCCTACTTGCGAATCGTGGGAGTGTAATTCGCTTATTTCAGTTTATCAGTTACGATAATGCGTAACGGGTTCCGGTAAGTCACCCAAATCTTTCATGCTTCTTTGACACTCGGGGCAGGTAACTTCCTTCCGGCGGTCGGTTTCCTGATCAGCGTGACGTGTGTCTGTAATATAGTCACACGGCGCAAAGTAAGAGCCGTAAGGAATAAAATGGCGGGGTTTCTTGCTCATTCCCTCTCCTTCAATCGAACGCTCTTCGTACCTAGCGGTAGGACGCGAACCTCTACGGCGTAGTCCTGATGATGATGATGATGACCCTCGTAAACGTAACTGTCGTCTCGATCCCACGAAATCAAACCGTACGCCACCATTTCCTGCAACAGATAGCGCTCAATCAGTTCCTCGCTCAAAACTCACGCTCCATCGCAGTCATTGTTCCGTACTCGTTTACGCATTCCTTGTAAGTCAACTTCTTAGCATCTTCAAGGTAAAGCGAATCGGCAACGGCCCAGTAATTTGCAATCTCGCCCACTTCTTGAACTTTGGTGTAGCCCGCAACCACAGGGCCTTTGAGTTCAGTAATACGCGCAGTCATGGACTGGTAGTAATTGTAAATCCACTGTTCGATCTCGTCAATGGTCATTCGGCATCCCCCTGAAGTCGTTCAATTTCCCACGTAATAAAGTCGATGGCTTTTCGAAGGTCCGATACGACGTCGCCCTTGTTCTTGCCGTCAAGTCGAGTGGAACGTGCCACGTACTGAAGCGCCTGTGCGCCAAATCCGGTAAGGTGGGCCGAAATCTGCCGAACTTCTACGCCGCCCGGGAAGTCGTAGTAACTGCCGCCCTTTCGGGTGTTAGCTTCAATGAACTCTTCGAGGGAACCCTTTAATTGGCCGATTGCTTTGTCCCCCACAGTCGCCCACGTCTCGATCTTTTCAATTTCCGACTCATCCGCCTCGTGCCCATCTTCAGGATCATCTGAATACGTAAACCCATCCACGCGGACACGATAACTGGTCGGGCCGTCCCAGTTAGTTTCTGCAATTACCGCCGTTTTTTCTTCGGGACGCCAATTAGGCCCAATCAATCGAACGTAGTCGCCTACTTTAAAAGTCATTGTATTTTCCTCCTGTGTCTACTCTAGGGCAAAGAAAAGCCCCCTTGCTCGAAAACAAGAGGGTTCTCAGTAAACTGTCAGCAAACGGAGTGAGCGCGAGTTGTCAGCCGAGCTTGCTAGTCGAGATCAGGGCCGCGGAATTGCTTGCGGCGGCGAACGTTCGTCACCCAGCACTCAACCATAGGCGTGTAGATCAAGATGACCGCAACCAACGCTACGAACAGAACGGTTACGGAACGAATGCCGCCCGGGACGTTGTTGATAAGTGCTTCCACGGTAGAGTACAAACCCGAAACCGCGAACAGCCCGAGTGCTACGCCTTTGACGTTAAGAGGGTAACGACGATACACCCACGCGGATATTGATAGACCCAGTACAACAAGTGAAAGCGCGACAATGTTGATCCACCGGATAGCATCGTACGGGTTCACACCGCACCCCCGGGGCGCACCCGATTTCGCCAGATGTAGGGAACGTCGGTGTTCTCCAGGGCGTCTAGGTACTCCTGGTCGAAGTAGGGTCCCTCGCGGTCAGACGGCCATTGGCGACTCGCCTCATGAAGCATGTTGCTCAGGCCACCGATGCGGGTATTCGTCTTTTTCTCGAAGGCATCGAAGCGCTCTTCCAACTTCTTGATAGCGTCTTCGTGGTCTTTCTTCTGCTCGTCCAGGTCTTTACGCAGTTGACGGTTCTCGTTCACAACCTCGTTCCAGGTAGGCTCCCGGCGGGCTTGCTTGGTGGAATCTGTTTCGTCAATTTTGTTCCGGCGAGATGCGTACACCCCGTATACGACGCCGATAAGGGCGAGGACTCCCGGGATGGAGGGGACGATGAGTGCTTCCCAATTCATACCTTCTTGCTACCCCCGCCAACGCCATGCTGAGAAAGCAGGCTGAAAGATCGTACCCCCGGGAGCATTGACAGCAGCAAAATAGCGAATGCACCCGTAGCTCGTGCCAAATCACCCTCATTAAAGGCAATAATCATCGACGCAAACGCCCATGAAAGCAGTAATCCGAAGAGAACAAGCCCCGCCCACTTCTCTACGTGGCATTCCCATTTTTCCCTCAGCGACCCCACCAAAGCCGCTGCCCCCACTGCAATAACCCCGAATGACCAAATCGTTGGGTAAACATCCACAGACACGGTGTTAAGAGTTCGCAAACCCCCCGATAGCGCAGAAAAGATGCCGAGGATGATGAAACCGGCGTACTTCATCGTTAAAAGCCACCGCGGAACGATAATGGGCGTCTTACTCCAATGCACCCAGTGAATCAGTTTCTTCCGCATGTCGTCCTCTTTTTAAGCGTCCTAACTAGTTTATCAGTCGGGTCTTTGTCGGTCATTTGGGGGACAACGAAAACCCCTCCGGTTAAGAAGGGGTTTTCGGGCACAGGTGCCGATGTGATCGTATTAAATTTATCAGTGGCCTAGGACTATCTAATTACCGTATCTCTCAAAGAAGGAACTTGCCGTAGTAAAATCGGTCACAATAAGGTCAGTACCGTCCCGCAAAGTTACTCGTCCGGGCTGGTTGTCGTGTCCGCAGCAAGAGGCGATAGTGGGTAAGCCGTTTTCGTTTAAAGCCCTAATCAGTGGTTCAAGACACGGATCACACCAAACAGTCGGTTTCCCACTCCCGTCCCGCATGATTACCGACATGGCTGCTTCCCTGTCCGAGTGGTTGCACATTATTTCGTCTCGTTCATGTTGGATACGACGACCTCGAAAGCGCTTTGGATGCCGTCTTCGGAGTGAATTTCCAGCGGGCTAATGATGATCTGCGGAGTGCCGCCCAACTCATCCATGTGGTCCCACACGAACTCGAAGGCTGCTTGCAAGGTGTCTACGGTCGTGGCGTACTGCGTCGTCTTCTCAACGGGCGATAGTCGTGTCACAGTTCCTCTTCAAAGTCGAACATGTCCTCAGGGTAAAACATTCGGGAAGCAATAATATCGTCTGTTGTCGCTATCCACCCAGCTCGTACGCCCCTTTCATCAATCTTCGGCTCGTAAACCACATCGAGTACGGGCATTCTCGTACCCCTCCAAACCATAAAGCCTTTCACTTCTTACCTCTCCCCGGGTAGTAGGTCTTCGGCTCTTTCAGCCTCACGGGCTTCTTTTTCTTCTTGGGCTTGGGTTCCTCGCGCCAGTAGGTTACCTCGGGCGGCGAACCAAAGTGAACGAACGGGCGGTCCTCATGCCACTCGACTTGGGTTGTGCGGGTCACTGAATCAATCCAACAGCCAGTTGTACAAACACGTTCCAGTCGAAACCTTCCGGCCAGGGCTTGCGGATGGTCTTCACGCGTCCATACTGAATTTCCTTACGCCCGTTCTCGGTGTACGCAAACTCATCGTAACCCAGGTCGTTAGCCCCGTCAATCGCAATCTTCATGGGGTCCAAACCAAAGGCTCTCAGGTAGTCCTGCGCAGGCTTGGGTGCGGGGTGCTCCATAATTTCCAGCGGGTCGATAAACGGCTCCAACAGAACGGTCCCACCCAATTTGTGAACCTTGTATTGAATATTGGGTAGACCCAGTGCCACGCGACCTTTAGAATCTGCCTTACGAACGTCCATCATACCTCCGAGGTGGGATCGTTTGTCCCACTATATAAAACAACTGTAGCACAAGAAAAATTTCGGGAAGGGTGCTCGGCTGGGAAAAACTGGGAATGAAAAATCTGCTCGGGTACGGAAAATTTAGGGGCGAAAAATCTATGCGAGCTGCCCCCACACACAGGCGTACCCTCCAATCCTATAAAAGATGAGAAGTCTTGTCAACCCCAAACACATAACGAAAGCGTAACGTTTCCCCGCCCGCATAGGCACACCTCGGAACCGAAGTCAAGCACTTACACATGCGTAGGTATACATGCCGCCCCTACCCAGCCACCTACCCCACCGTTACCAATCTGTTACCAAAATACCCCCGCGTACAGCTTGACCTCAGCACCAATCCTTGCCATACTGTAACTACCAACAACGAAGGGATCACATCATGAACATCACCGTTGAACTTGACGACAGTTACGATATCGCTGCCACCCTGCGTGACATTGCACGTCAGATCGAGGACGGCTACACCTCAGGCTATCACCCCACTTGGAGCCTGGACTAACCCATGACTTACTACTGCGCATCCTGCAAGCGCCTCACTGATGGCTATGACCTGTGGCCCAACGGGGAGTGCGTGTGCTGCTACACCGCAACCGAAGACGTAATGGATAGTGACGCTATCTACAACCCCGTATTCGCCTCTTGACACCGCGTACACCAACCCGCTAGGCTGAACGTACAACCTCGAAAGGATAAGACCAATGAACATCAATGGTTACGACATCATCACCCGCAAGTACGACACCATTGCAGTGGACGACACTACAGGTGAGCGTATCGGTAGCTTCGACTACACCGCGGGGGCTAATCGGGGCACCGTTCGTGGCCGTGTTGTTGCGCGTACGTACGCTGACTGGATCGCTGAGATTGAGGCGCTGTGATGCCCGATCCTGACAGCCTCACCCACGCTTACGACAGGTACAACAACCGTGTGGTGTGTGGGGAGCCCATTGAGACAGCCCGTTTAGCACAGGCCACAAGGGATACGAACTGCGCTTTTTGTGCGTATTGGCTCTATCGCGAAGAAGTTTTTACCCGGCAAGAATGGTTGGACATATCCGTTCTTTAAAAAACGCCCAAATTTAACAAAAGTAAGTTTCGCGTCCGTAAAGAACTGGAACATTTATGAAACTCGACCCGCTGCCCTGGAGCATAGGAAACCCGTTGGACAATCTAGAGTACCGATCCGCGTACGAACCGACCATGCCGATAGAGTGGGCAATCTTTGCCCCGCGTGAAGGCTACGAACAGGACAGGGCTAAATACCCCCTGTAACGCCCTGTGCGCCATTCTAACGGCCTAAACCCTCGCGTACGGCAAACTACCCACGGAACGGATTCTGTCGCGTTAGATCGGCGTCTAGCGAACTCCGAAAAAAACTCGCGTACGGGGTTGACACGCCGGCACCGACCGGGCAGAATTGGATCAACAGCAACCCACACAGGAGGACACCATGAACACTCAGACCACGTACCCCGCAAACCTTCGAGAGAACGACCGTTTGGTTGTCAACGGTGAAGTTTTCCAGGTTGAATCTTTCCGGGACAGCATCGTCAACTCCCGCACTGGCCTGCCCGATATCGCCATTGACTTTGTGGGTCAGGACTGGTCTCTGATCCTTCCCCGCACCGCTACCGTTCAGAAGGTCATCTAATGCGCTACAACACGATGTACGACACCGACCACCGTTTCGTAAGCGACGGTCGCACACCGTACTGCGCCGAATGCGAGCTTCTTTCCTGGATGCACGACGGCGCTCGAATGCCCCTTGACAACGCCGTCACCGACTGAGAGAATCGACATATGACCGCAATGGAAGAGCAAGAAACCACCGTCACTCAGATTCGAAACGGGGATACGAGTGTATACACTGCCAACCCCGTGCACATTCGCGCCCTGGATAAGCGCGTGGAAGAGGGCAAAGCTACCGTTCGACGCACCTGGGCAATCGAAGACCGCGTAGAGGCCCGAGAGTATTTGATCCCGGCTGGTGGGTTCGATCCGCTTAAGGGTTTCAAGCACACACGTAAGCCCCTCACCGATGAACAGAAGGCAGCCCTTGCCGCACGTCTAGAACATGCCCGGAAATCCTCAAACGCTACAGTCTGATAGGCGTTTGAACGACCTGACCCCCGTCCCGGGTACTCCGACCTAGGTAGCGGGGGTTTTCGGTCTTTAAACAGCCGTACAGCGGTTTTCAACTTTTCCCGCGTAGGGGTTGCTCTGAGCGCAGCGAAGAAAAGTGCCGAAGGTACTTGACACAGGCGTCAGGGCGGGGGATACTTGAAGCATGAACACACACCGCACTAACAACCCGGTTAAGTCCTCGAGTACATTTCGCCTTCGCTGGAAGGAAATCGGAGCAACAGCCGTCGTCATGGCCCTTGCCGCTACCGGTACCTACACCGCCCTAGATATCGCCGCAGGAAGTCCTCAGAGCCCCGTAGAAGCCACAACTCCTGCCTGCCCCACCGAAGACAGCAACGGATGCTTTTGGGACGCTCAGGCCCACGGCACAACGGGTAAGTCTTTCTACGCTGACGAAGCGGGAAACATCTATTACCTCCCGGTTGCGGTAACTGAAACCCCCGAGTACCAGTCCGTAGCCGAATGCGCCAAGCAACTCAAAGGCTTCTCTCGGGACGCTATGGCCCTCTCCACCGACCTTGCCGGGCAATGGGCAGCCTCGGACATGAACGTTTTTGACGGAGGCACCTCCACCTTCGGAGAGTACGTCATCACCGACAACCTCCAACCCATGCAAGACCGCTACGACTACCTCATCAAAACCTTCTGCTCGGAGTAACTACAATGAATGCTACCGATATCGAACTGACCGTTCTTGAAGAGTTGCTTAACGACGAATGTAAGTGTGAGTGCCTACACACCGCCGAGGGTAACGAAACGTGCTCCGGTATAGTCACCCACATCAGTACCTTTGCTTGCGGCCCAGAACGCTTCCTCATTTGCTTCGCCGCTGCCCGGTTCTACGTTCTTTCATTCGGAACAGGTGACTACTGTGAAGACTGCTTCAAGCCGGTAGAAGAATGCTGGTCAGTTCGCCCGGTCTGAAAACTTCTCTCTACTAAAAACAAATATACGTAATCATCAATTCAAGTTATATATATGAATGAATTAAAGAGATTATCACGTTATAGAGGGCACTTTTTGACCTCAACCCTTGATTTTCTGGGGTTTTTAGCCTGTGGTCAGACCACACCACCCCCAAAAACCTCAACTCACACCAACTTTTCAGCCCGATTCCGATCATTTCGTTAAGCACATGCTAGGCTTGATCTAGAGTTCGGAAACGACCTCAAATCGACGCTTAGGAGGCAACTTTTGGAACTAGACCGAGGAACAGTCAAAACACTCATCGCCCGTTTGTACGATATTCCTACCGTGGTCACCCGCTCCGGTAAGGAGTTTGACACTGTAGGGAAGACTCATTACGACGCCGTTTTGGACGTAATGTTCGAGGCGCTGGAGGAAAACAAATGACCCGCTACGACTACTCCGCTGAGGTGTTCTCTTTGCAGAATGCCCGGGGGGAGATGCAGGCCATTAAAGCGCGCAACCGCATCGAGATTACGGCCCAGTACAAAGCCCGAATTGACCACGCGATCAAGGAAGCAGACCGGGCAGCGGAACTTCACTTTGCCAAGCTGCTGAAAGAGGCGAACGAAGCGGGAGTTCCCCAATCCATCATCCGCCGGGACGTGCTGCGTACGAACGTGTGGAGCCGGTGGACGTATTGGCGCGACCTAGCCGAGATTACCCCCGACAGCGTTGTTATCGGCAATGAGAAGGCCGAACGCAATAAGGCTTACCGGTGGGAAGAGGGGCAATGGGCGGGTCAGCCTCGTCCGGTGTTGGTGTGGCTGAAGGATAAGAAGGGGAAGAACCTTGAAGTCCCCATCAACATCATTGTCGATCCTGAGCACCTGACCCTCCCCGACTGGACAGAGCACGACCTAGCGGCTACGCTGAAGGTATTCAGCAACCGGGCCAACCTCCTGGAACTGGCCCAGCCCGTAATTAACGAACGATTCAAGAAGGACTCCGAATGACCAGCTACCTTGACCATCCCCCTCTTCGTGACCTCATGTGGTACTCGCACCGCCCGGAGATGACCGAGAAGGGTATCCCCCCCCTGCCGGAAGAATGCCAGGACCGGGGCACGTACAACGCCCAGCTAAAGACTGTCGTCGGCAAGTACAACCCGTTTGCGATGGATCAGTTTCCCGAGAACTGGAAGATGCCGCTGTATCAGCACCAGAACCAGTTCGTGCGGGATAACCTCGCGGCGCTCAAAGCGGGAAAAGCCTTTAAGGTCACCCTCGTTGACGGCTCCACCCTGTACGTCGCTAGGAGCGGCTGGAAGCGCGTAGCGAGTGCTTTTCGGAAGAACGCTTGACACCGAGTGAGCGTGTACCTTAGACTCAAACTACACCGAACCCTAGGAGGCAACATGAACATCACCGAAGCACAGATCGACGCCGCAGCGCACGCAATTGCTAAAGACGATCCCGAGTTCGAGAACGGGACTTACGGTATTGAAGATTACCGCGATATGGCCCGAGCCGCTTTTAAGGCAGCATTCCAGTCGGAGTTGACCGAAGTTGTGGCGGAGTACACCCAGGATCACATCATGACTTACGACCAGTACACCCAGTCTCTGACCGAACTTCGCAAGGAGTACGCTGACAGCATCCGTGAGGCCGCTGTTTCGCTCCGGGACGATTACGCTTTTATCAACCACGCTGAGGTGATGGCATTTGAGTACCGTATCCGCGTGCAGAACCTCATTGCCGATTACCGCAACAACGACTAGGAGCACATCATGACCATTGACCCGACCCCGATTTACCTTTCCGCTGCCCACTACCGCGCTGAGTGGCTGTGGGAGCAGTTGCCCTACTTCCTATCCCTCACTCGTTCCGACGTTGTGGAGGCCGTAGAAGCCGCCGTGGACACCGTTCACGACCAGACTGCATGGCGTCCCAACCTCGACAACGACAGCGCCTGGGAAATCGTTCTCCCCGAGGCCCTGCTGTACCTTAGCGACGCTCACAACATCGACATGTCCACCTTCGACCACATCGCCTACTAAGGGGTAGAGACAATGACCAACAAAACTCCCGAGACGGTTAAAGGGTGCCCCCTCTGCTGGGACATGGACTGCGCTGTCTGCAATGGCTGCGGTCTCGGTCTTGACGTCAGGAGTCAGGTGGTGTGAGCTATCCGAGAGGCCTCCGCACTCAATGACGGCTCGGGTCAGTTCGAAATGTCGGAGATTGGAGCGGGGTACTACGCAGACGCCGTGCTCGCCGCACCCGGCATCGAGGTCCGCCCGCACGGAACGGTTACCGACGCCGAGGTGGAAGCGGCAGGGCACGTCATCTACGAGAAGGACGCCGCGATCTACGGTTGGTCGGAAACTTTCGGCAATGCGCACACGTCTACCCGCACTCGCTATTACCACGTGGCCCGCGCAGCTCTCGAAGCCGCATGGAACGAGCGTCCATGATGTGGACAGCATTCCAGGCGTGGAAGTGTGCTATATCCGTGGCTATCGACAAGATGAACGGGAAGTAAGGGGTGTCCACATTATGAGTGGCTACAACCACGTTCACGAATTCGGAGTTGCTGAGTGCAATTTGTGCGGTGCAGAGAAATGTGAAATTTGTGGTGATGATGTCGAGCGATACGAGGCAAATCACGCGGAACCTATTGAGAGGTTTCACCAATGATCGCAGCACTCAAAGTGTGGTGGCGTCGTAACGTTGTTGCACCCGACTCCGATCCGCGCTACTCTTACCTTGACCGACTCGACGGAAGAAACCATGACTAACCCAACGGATACCGTAAAGAACGCAATCAACGCGTTACCTGCCGATGTTCCCTACGCGGAAGAGATTCGCCGTGTGCTGAAACTTGCGTGGGTTGAGGCCAAGGAGGATGAGGACTACTGGGAAGAACAGGGAAAGCCACACCTTCGCACGTTCCTTAAGACAACCCCACTAGGGCTTTCGATTCTGCATCTTGCGGAAGTCATCAACGGAGAGTAGGCTACTCACTATGAACAGCACGATTGACAGCTACTTTGCTACCGTCCGCCAGATCGCCGCAGAGCGAGGGGCCACCTACTCACACGGCACGACGTGGGCCGCGGTGGATTCTACCCGCGACGGCGAACGTGTGGTCGTGGAGGTATCCTTTTACGACGGCGAGGACACCCCGTACTACGTTGGCGAGGTGTTTGAGGTGAACGCCCTTGACCCCTCGGTGATCGAATCGCACCTGGACGGCTTCATGGGCACCGACTTCGCAGAACTCTACCGCAAGATGGGACAGTGGGTGTAGGAATGCCTTGGTACGAGGTACTTCTTCTTTGTGTAAGCACTTTCATTCTTGGCTATGCCGTTGGAATGGTTATTTGGAATCGAGACAACTGATGCCGAACATTGAACTGCGGGATATGGCGGCGCGGCTGACGTATTCTTTCGGCCTTGATGAATCGGACGTGTACGCCCTGCTATCAGGCGTCACCTTCCCCAACGACGGAGACTGGGACTAATGAGCGCTAAACGTTATAGAAAGACGATTGAGACAGAACAAGTTAGAGTTGTTGGCGGGGATGTTGCAGAATTGGCTTTTGTTGCAAATTCCCTAGTTATTTCGGGGGTCGCCGACGATAACGAACTAACCTGGCATATCCAAGGAGATACTGTCGTGTTTGAATGGTCAATGGGGGGTCTATTGACCGGCGGCACAGATTTTCGAGAGGGTGACTAGTTGTGGTGGACAAAGACTTAAAAGTGGAATTTGTTGTTCAAAATAAAACGAAAACAAACATTGACCGTAACCTAACCGTCTGGCAGCGCATCGACAAAGCGTTGAAAGAGGCGGGGGTAGACGACAGAGATTTTAGAAACAGCCTAACCAAGTCATTACACGCTTATGTACTTGCCGAACGTCGTGATGCGCGCCTATGATGAGCACCCAACTGTAACCCCGTTTCCTTTCTCGGAGCGGGGTTGCGGTGTTTCTACCGAGCGTGTAGGATCGACGCATGACCAAGTTGACGCCGTATCCCTTCCAGTTGGCCGACCTTGCCAAGCTGCGGGCACACGACTACACCGGCCTCGTTCGTATTGAAGCGGGCGGCGGGAAGTCGCTGACGGCAACCCTTGCGATCATGGAAGCCAAGCCCCGGGTGACGCTCATCATTGCGCCTCAGTCCACGCATGAGACGGCCTGGATTCCCACTCTTCGCGATAACGCGGGTATCACCCCTCGTATCATCGGCAACGGAAACAAAGCGGCCAAAGAGGCATACAGCGCGTTTCGTCTGGGCTACCCGGGCATCTACCTGGCATCCCCGCAGTGGGTTACCCGCACGGACGTATCCGATTGGTCGGGAGACATGCTTATCATTGACGAGATTCACCAGGGCGCGGTTACCCCGAAGTCCAAGATGCAGCGTAAGGTGTCTGGGTACGTGGCATCCGATGGTGAGCCGCTGAACGTTCGGTTCCGTCACCGCCTGGCCCTGTCTGCCACCCCCATGCGCGGCGACTTCTCTAACATGTGGGCGCTGTGTAAGTTCCTGTGGCCGGATCGTATCGGACGTGGGGACATTGCCGACTACAACTTCATCCAGTGGCAGTTCGACCGCATGGATTACGTCGAGGTGTACACCAACCAGCGCGACCACACCGGCCAGCCGAAGAAGGTGAAGCAGTTCCAGTCGGAAAAGAACCCCGGACGCCTTATCTCGGAGATGCCGTGCGTTATCACCCACACCCGCCGCGAGACCTGTTGTGACGCCCACCCCGGAGGCTTCCTCCCGGTGGATGAGCCGCAGGTTATCGAGCGCACCGTTTCTCTGACCGCAAAGCAGCGTAAGGCCATTCGGGAAATGTCGGACAGCATGTTTACATGGCTTGACGCTAACCCCCTTGTTGCCGAAATTCCGTTGACCGCAAAGCAGCGCATTCGACAGTTGACTTTGGGTGAGGCTGATGCGACCACCGTTATGCGGAAGACGGATGACGGCGAGGTTGAGCGCACCACGTTGGTATTCGATAGGGATTGCGCCTCTCCCGTAGTGGACGAAACCATCCACATTCTCTCTAACCTTCCGACCGGCGAGCCGGTGACCGTGTTCCTGGAATCCCAGCGCTTTGCTGAGGTCATGGTGCATCGCTTGAATGCAGCCGGGTTTAAGACCGAAGAGTATTCGGGGGTTCGTAAGGCCGATCTTTCCCGCTTCGGTTCGGATTTCCAGGTTCTCGTAGGTGTCGTCTCAGCCATCGGTACGGGTACGGCAGGGCTGAACAAGGTGTGCAGTACCGAAATCTGGGCAGAGCAGCCGGTTAGCCTGACGATGCAGATTCAGACCCAGGCCCGTCTCGAACGAATGGACAATACTCGTCAGGTCCAGCGCTACGTCCTGCTCGATGACGAGGGGGTTCAGGAAGGCCGGATGGAAGACCTCTGGATGCAGAAACTTGTTGTCAATCGCAGCTTGCGAACCGTTGCCTGATGCGCTAGGCTGTGGGCATGACCAGCGAAGCAGAACGACGCGCAATCTTTAACGAGATGCGTTTAATTGACGATCAATTGGAGGAAACTGTGGGTGAATGGTACGATGACGGCCACATTATTACGGCGGCTGAAATCATCGCAATGCAGGATGAAGTAAAAGCTGCGGAAGACCGTGCTCAGGAAGCATGGCTGGCTATCGGTAAGGCAAAGAAAGCACTCGAAGATTCCCAGCGCAAGTTCGACGACGCCCGATACAACTCCGACTGCGCACGTCAGGAACTAGCCCAGATGCTCGAAACGGTTAAGGAACAGTCTAAGGAGATTGCCAAGTGACTATGTTTTATGACGTGAAAGAGCGGGATGAGTTGGTGTTGATTAACCCTCGTTCGCCTCTGGGGCCTCTTCGAGCCTCAGCAGCCGAGGATAAGCGGTATTCCCTGGGCGACAGCGCCTACTTTAAGGTCTACCTTTACGCGGGTACCTTCGGTATCGAGAGCATGACCGTCAACGTCAACCAGTGGGACGTATACAAGAAAGACGACCCCAAACTTGCCGCTGTTCTACTCGACCACTACCAGCCGATGAAGGGATAAGGAATGAGAGGGGTTAAGAGTTATCGGCGTTCGTCCAACCCGCCTGAGGGCACTAGCGGCGGCTCCGATGCTGTGGCGCGTCAGTACCCCACTGAGACGGAAATGTGGAATTCGGGATTCGTCGCGGGTCGTTGGGATATTCTCAGCCAGTTTGAAGAGCCGGAATACTACGAGGCTAAGCCCCATAAGGCACTTGACCATCTTTTGCGTATTCTTCGGGAGTATCCGTCGTGACGTGTGAGGCGTACGGGAACGTGGTTATCTGCCGTCCTGGGGCTATGGAGCGGATCGTGGATAAGACGGATGGGGAGCGGTGGTGCTTTAAGTGCCGCGAGGTTCGGGAGTTTCGTTACACGGTTGACAGAGAAATCCAACCGTCGTACTATGGACCTAACCCAGCCATTCGGTGCGGGGTATGCCAGGTAACCGATGCGGACCTAGGCTTTGGACGAGTAAGGGAGTGGGACGGATAATGGTCAATCTGTTTCGAGACTTGGGTTACGACGAGACAAGTGAAGAAGTTATTGAAGCCCGTAAAAAGGCAGCTGAATTCCACTATTGGCGCTACTCTGACCCAAAGCGAGTGAAGGACGCGAGGAATATGGCAAACATGCGTATTGCGTGGCGAAAGATTGCAGGGGTGTTTCTTGACGAGGCTACCCGGCTACTAAACAAGATGACTGATTGGCTGAAGGCGAGGTACAAGAAGTGAAGAACTTTGAAGTAGGAGACATTGTTGCTCGTAAGAAAGATGGACGTACATTCACCCTGGACGACGTAAACCCTAACCCCAATTGGAAAGAAGACGACGAGTATTACGCTAGCGGTTGGAGCGAGTACGGTACAGAAGACGTTTTAGACCCGAAGGACATTAAGTTGGTTATGAAGGCAGCAGATGCATCTAAACGCACGTTGCCTTCTGTAGATGAAATTGCCCAAGGTCTAGACCTTACGGGCGGCTGGGGCGGTCCCGTAGACGTAGATGAGACTGATTTTCAGGGATCGGGGCAGGTTGCGTGTTTTGGGAAGACCAAAGACGGCCTCCGAGTATCCTTCATTGTTACAGTATCTAGTGTTATGGAGAACGACCTATGACCGCTGAATGGTTTACTGATGACGGGCGTATTGTCGAGACTTCATGGGGGCGGTTTCAGGATACGCCGATCTCCCGTTACCTTGCGCGGGAGCACAACGCGAAGGTCACTACCAATGAGGACCGAGCATTTCGTAAGGCCCTGTTGATTAAGGCTATCGCTGACGGAGGATACAATGAACACCCGTGAGAAGTTGCTTGCGTCTATTGAAGATGCGCGTAATGAACTGATTGTAGCTATCGAGAGGATGCGGGTTATGGAGGGCATTACCGCAGCCTACCCGCAAGAAACTTTTGATCGTGGGTGCAAAGTCAACCGGGTTAGAGGCCGCCTAGAGGGCTTGCGTGAAGCCTTGGCTATTTTGGACAGTAAGAAATGAGCCTTTCAGTTAGGGCGCAACTCATTCGGGATGTGGCACTGGGAATGACCAAGATCGAAATTCGTATGGAAGAAGTGTGGGTGGATGAATGCACGCACGAAGGCGGTAAGAAACTCGCGCCTGTGAAGAACATCACCCCGCTTATTGATTACCTACTTGACAGGGGATGGAGGCCGTCGTGAAGTTCGTGCTGGGGGTCTTAGCCGGGGCGTTTCTGACGCTGACGGTGTACAAGGGGTGGCCGTACGTGATTCGATTTGACGATCTACCCGATACACCTGTAGACTGGGTGCCACGTAACCGACACTGGACGAATGGAGTGGAAGATGATCGGTTCTAACGAACCTCACTCGCCTACGGCGAAGACCGAAGACACGGTATTCACTGAAACCGATGATGTAAACGGTGACACATACCTTGATGTGTGGACTAACGGGGTTGGTGACCTTCATATTCTTATCGGTAGCACCGTAGATGGGCCACCCAACCGCATTGTATACATTCGAGATGGCGAATCTCTCGGCAAGGCTATTCTGAAAGCGATGTGGTTATGAGCGCGGATAATTACTACACGGTGAAGTTCAACTCAGATGACTTGAAGTGGTATGTCATCATGGGCTTTATGTCAACTCTCGAAGACGGCATTCCCGCCACTATTCGTGAGGGTGCCGTGGGTTTTGATGACTACGACCAAGCCATGTCCGAGGCATTCAAGGACTGGTCGGAGTACGGCGTTATCGAAGAAGATGACGAACTGAAAACCATCGTAACGGATGCGCAGTTCGAGGTGTATGCTCGGAAGCGGATCGAGACGTTGCGTTGGTATCTCGGAGAGAGGGACGAAGATGCGTAAGGATGATGAGACGGTGGAGTCTTATTGGTCGAATGAGCTTAACGAAGAGGTTGAGATTCGAGAGTTTCCCGAGTGGAATGAGATTGACCTGAAGTGACTGAAGTTTGGTTGCCCGTTATCGGCTATGAGGGTAAATATGAAGTTTCGTCGGAAGGAAATGTAAGGTCCGTTTCCAGGGTAACAAAACGTTCAAACGGATGGCCTTTACCCGTTAAGGGAAAGATTTTAAAACCTCGAATAGATCGAAGCGGGTATCTGGCCGTTCATTTATCGGATTACACAGGACATGAAAAACTTGTTTCTGTTCATCGTTTGGTAGCAAAAGCGTTTCTTGAAAACCCCGAAGATCTTCCTTTTGTTATCCACGGGCCTGAAGGTAAGTTTGTCAACAGAATTGAAAACTTATCTTGGGGCGATCAACTTAAGAATATGCGGGACCGCTTTCGGGATGGAACGGATAATAGATCCATTAAGAGTCATTGTGCTAAACAACACGAGTTTACTGCTGAAAATACAAGATACTATAACGGCATCCGAAAGTGCATTAAGTGTTCTCGGGATTGGTCGGAGTCTAAGAGGGAAAAAGCTCGTCGTAACCCACTTCCTCCCGACAGTGAGGTGCACGGTACAGTAACCGGGTACACAGGTTATGTTTGCCGTTGCGAAAAATGCAGAACTGCTAAAAACAATTATGACATTGCTTACAGGGAAAGGAAGAGAAATGAGAAACAGCGACGAAACCGTTGAAGGGTATTGGTCAAAGGAACTAAACGAGGAAGTTGAAGTTCGCGAATTCCCCGAATGGCGGGAGTATGATCTTTACATTAATTCTCATTTTGCACAGACTTTTGTGACGATGGACGCCGTAGAGCAGTACCTTGGTCACTACTATATGACCCGCGACTTTGCGATTGGACAGGGGCGATGATTTTCTCAACACGACGAGTTAAGCGAGAAACCGAAGACCTTTCCGGTGTGCACAGGCACCTTATTAAAATACCGGCTTTTCCATCTGAGGGTCCGCCCACTATTATGTGGGTCTGGTTTCGATGCACTGCTAAGGGGGAACGCAACAATGATTTTCAGTAAAAACCTGTATCGAAAGGCCCGTAGGCATTACGTGGTGAGAGCGCAGGAGTATCGTGCTATTCGGGAGCGGACGAATTGGGAAGTGACTTTCGGGGATTACGACGTGGCTAACCGGCACTACCGAGCGGCTGCAAGCATGGCTCGTAAGATCGTGGAGCGTGGGAACCGAGAACGCGGCCTTTGGAAATACGCAGTGAGAAAGAAGTAAATGGCTGAGAATATTTCTAGCATCCGGGGCTATAAGGTTCTGGCAGACCGTAAAGTTGAAAAGCAATACTCGATTAACAATTTGCTGCTGGGTCATGCCGAGGCCAAAGCGCTGAAAAACCTCAACGACAAAGTAACCGCCGAAGAAATGAAGAAAGAACGCGGGGAAGGTAAAGGCGTTCCGTGTGTGGGACGTGCAGAAGAGTTCTCCGGGGACAATCTTCTCTCCGAACGGGATGCCCAGCTAGCGTGCGCGGGTTGCCCCGCCTTCCGAGAGTGTGATATTTTCCGTATCGTAGCCCGACCAAGCCACGGAATTTTTGCCGGGCACCGAAAGAATATGGAGATTCCCAATGACTGAAATTGACAACGCCACGGGTCTTCCTGAACTACCAGATGGTTACTTTTGGAGCCTCGGGAAGTACAATGTGACCATCCGTAAGAAACTACCCGATACCGAGTGGAAGAAGTATAGTTCTACCGGGCTGCTTTACGACATTGGGAAATCAATCGGTGAGCGATCCAACAAAGAAACTAAGGTGAAAACGGAAGAAGTTGAAACCCGCGTAAGGGTAAAGCATTGGTGGTGGCCCCGCGAAAAGTACAAGACTGTTACAAAGATGGGTGAAGTGACTTATGACCGTTATGTGAACCGAAGTATTCTTGTCGTAGATATCCCCACTGCCTACACGGGTGAAACGGACACGATTTACGGCACCAGTCATTACACGGGAACCCGATACCCATATGGCTATTACTACGGATCGGGTGTATCAACTTATGAACGAACCCCCGACAAGATTGTTAAGCTGCGAGAAGTCCTCACCCGGGACAACGTAATGCCCCTTTGTCTGCAAGCTTTGAAAGAACTTGACGGCCTCAGTCTTCAAGGGGACTACCCGCCTAAGAAGTTCGAGCATGACTAAAGACAAACCCCACCTATCCGGCTTCTGTATGTGGCCGTCGAAGGATAGCCACGAATGGTGCCATCGGGTATTGTTGGGTGAACTAAACCGATCTTGCGATTGCGGGTGCCATAGTGACTAAAACGCTGGAAATTGTTGAGGGTTAAAATGAGTTATACAAAATCGGTAACTGTTTGGTGTGATTTTTGTGATGAGTGGCATGATGGTCAAGGGTCGGGTGCAATAGGGGACATTGCCACAGTAAGTCAGGCACGACGCTTTGGACGAGATTATGGGTGGGTGTATAGAAACGGAAAAGATATCTGCCCGGAATGCGCTTCTGATGACTAAGACGCTGGAAATTGTTGAGGGTGATGTAGACGAGTACGTGGCGTGTGATGCGTGTGGGACGGCCCGGGCTTACTACTTTGTCGAGTTGGAATCCGGGAGTAACCTGTCCTACTGCATTCACCACTTCACAAAGTACCAGGACAAACTCTGGGAAGTGGCTGTGACCGTGGTGGATATGAGTCACCTTCTCGGCAAGTAGAAAATCGTACGTTAGACTGGGATACGCCTACGGGCTAAGGAGAGGAAACACATTGGTAAAGGCATACGTTGAGAGTGGCGAAGGTAGCAAGCTGGCGGCAGCGCTGATTAAGTTCCAGGCTGACCTCCCGGACATTGGTCTTGATAGCGAAAATCCGCATTTCAAGAGCAAGTTCGCATCCCTCCCGAAGATCACGAAGGTTGTTCTTCCGAAGTTGGCAGATAACGGGTTGTCATTCACGGCGGGGGGTGTGATGCAGGACGGGCAGTTCGGTCTTTCGGCAACCTTGCTGCATGAGTCCGGGGAAGAGCGAAGCGGTTTCTTCCCGATCATCGCCACCGACCCGCAGAAGATCGGTAGTGCAATCACTTACGCACGTCGATACCTTCTCGCCTCCCTTACGGGAATCGTGGCGGATGCGGACGATGACGGTAATGCGGCATCGCTTCCCACCAAGGCGGAGGCAACTGCGGCCACGGCACAGGCCCGCGTGGCTAAGGCCCAACCGGCATCGCAGGGAAAGGTGCAGTCCACCAAGGACGACATTCGGGTGAACTACATCGAGAAGGGTCTTATCTCCGGTCCCGAGGTGAACGCAGCGCACGAAAAGTACGTCAAGGTCGGTAAGAACTCCGCTCAGGCAATGGAAGCCGTTCTCGCTGACCTGAAGAGCGGCAAGCTGAAGGGCGGCGCGTGATGACCGACGACGTACGCGAAGCGCTGGCATTCGTCGTTACCCCGAGGGGCGGTGAGTGGCAGCACTGCTCTCCCGCGCTGATCTCCTCGGGTCTCGACTGCGGCGGAACGTTGCGCCGTTCATGCCTTTGCCCTGGGGGTGGTAGCCACGACCACTATGTCGAGGTCCGCCCGCACGGGACGGTCCCTGCAAAGCAGATTTCCGACGCCGAGGTGGAGGCCGAATGAATTACCCTCGGGTGATTACGACGTTGCAGCATCGGATCAACATTGATATCATTCAGCACGGCGAAGAGGTGTTTGACTGGGTGACCCAAAACGGGAAGCACGGATCGGGCAAGACTTTCCCGTCCGCATCGAAGGCATTAGACGACGCAAGGAAGCATTTTTGACGAAGCCGTTCCTTGCCGTAGATGCCTCGGGCTATGAAGGACGTGGATACGCTCTACCTTGTCGGCCAGATGAGAAGGGCCGTCCCGCCCGGGTAATGGGTGTGACCACTGCTCTGGGAATCCTAGAAAAGAAAGGCGTAACGCAATGGTCGGTAGATAACACGATTGCCTACGCCCTTTTAAATATTGACCGCCTCTCCGAAATGGAACAACATCAGCAGTGGGGGTTTCTTAGGTTTTACCATTCGCGGTGGAAAGAAGATGATTTTGACAATCCGTTAAAAGACTTCTCTGACGCTTCAAACGGTGTTCTTAGTGATCTAGGCGAACTGGGAACCCTTACCCACACGTGGATTGAGGACAACCTAAACGACCGTTTTGAGCCTGAGATTTTCCGCGAAGAGCAGGCCGAGATGATCGAAGCCTTCTTGGAGTGGAAATCCCAGCATAAAATCGAAGTGGTGCTGTCGGAGGCTACGGTTGTTGGTGAGAACTGGGCGGGTACTCTGGATCACTTGCTGGTAATCATCTGTGAGCATGACGGGCCTACGTGTTTGGGGCAACCGGCAGGCGTAGCGGTGCCTACGCTGGTAGACGTAAAAACTTCTCGACGTACGCGCCGGGAGCACATTGCCCAGTTGGCTGCTCTAGGGGCCGCACAGAGCCTCATGCGGGAGGTTCCAGCGGGTACAGACGGCGCGGTAGAGTACAAAGAGCGGTGGTGGGTGGAGGATGTGTTGCCACCGTTCTCGGAGTACGCTATCCTTCATGTACGCCCCGGAGAGGTAGGCAACGGTGGGGTATACACCGAACCGTTCTGTAAACTGAAGCGTGTTCCTCATGCTAAGGTGGATGCGGGGTTCAGGCTCTTCGAGGCGGCGGTATCAGCCCGACTAGCCGAACGGGAATTAAAACAGTTGGACAAGGAGTTGGGAGAGTTGTAATGACGAACAATGCTACTTATGCACTCCAAGATGCGCTTGATGCGAACATGGAGGCGTCGATTGACACCCGAATTCTAGAGCGGGTAACGGAACGTCTTATTAGTGAAGGGTGGATGTCTAGTGAACGAACTATTCAGCGTTGATGCGGTGACGAAGGTTCATGTCAGCCGGTTGGATGAGGGCTTCGGCCTATCTATCGGTAGCACCTACGTCATCCTGAGTGATGTGGAAGCGGATCGTCTGGGCCGTCACTTCCTGTTTGGCGAACCGGTAACCGAACAGTCGGAAGTTGACACCGAGCCCGAAGAGGTTGTAGACTCGGGTACGGAGGATGGGGATGGCTAAGTATCGGGTTTGGCTTGTGAACGCCACGAAAGAGTGCAAAAGTCAGAGCCTTGAAGCCCATAGCTGGCAAGAGGCTGTGGACGAAGCCGAGAAACGATCAAACGGCTACGGAACATGGGCCGTAGAGAAACTGGAAAATAGCCCTTCCTTCTTTAAGTGGGCCGCTGTTTCAACATCCAACCGGGAGGAAAACAAAAATGACTAACGAGAACAACTACCTTGGCGCTACGGCCTCCATTGTGGCTTACGCTGCCGCCCCTGCCCGAGTGCCTGCATACGATAAGAGTGGTGACCGGGGCATTCTAGAGGTGAGCCTTCCGGTTAACGAGGGCTACAAGAAGGACGGCGAGTTCGTTAAGACTTCGACCACTTGGTATACCTATTCTGGCGCGGGGGAATTTGCTCAGAACGTTCTTTCCCAGGTGCAGAAGGGGGACAAAATTCGGGTAGATAACGCCAAGCAGGAGGTCCGCGAGTACACCGACCGGGAGGGCAATCCTAAGCTGGGCATTACCCTCCGGTACGGCGACTTCACCGTCCTCGAATCGGCTGGCGGCGGAGACTCGTCAGGGCCTTTCTAAACTAGGGTCGCCATAGGAGGCTGTCAACCTCTAAACCCTCATCCTAAGCACGATGTAAAACTGCTTGATGTCTCCTGGTGTAATTGGCAGCACGACGCACTCTGGATGCGTTAGTCCTGGTTCGAGTCCAGGGGAACAGCGAGGGAACCGCAACCCTAGAAGCCGTAGACGTACGGTGGAAAAGACGGCGGGAGAAGTCCTGAGCATGACGATAAACTGCTTACCCCCGTGTGATGGGAATAGGGATACCTCCGGTACTCAAAATACTGGGCTTGCGCGTTCGAGTCGCGCCACGGGGACATATATTGAGGCTAGAGTAAACAGCATACGTAAAGGGTAACGCGATAGGATAGATAGTCTGACGATGCCACTGGGAGGGGCCAATCATTACTGTTTCCGAAAAGGCCACAATCTCAATCGCTCAGTTGGCATTCGACCTCGCCAAAAATGGTTTCTGGGTATTTCCGCTTAATCTTGACGGTACCCCGAGAACCGAGAACGGCTTCAAAGACGCATCCGACGACCCGTACCACGTTGAGGAGTGGTTCGCGAAGTATGGGGACAAGGTAAAGATCGGTGTAGCTACCGGTAAAAGCGGACTGGTTGTTCTCGACCTGGACTACAAAGAGGACGCATCCGGCAAGGTCGTCCTCGTAGACGGCTACGACTCACTCGACAAGGCGTGGGTTGAGGTTCCCGAGTCTTTCGCATACACCTCATCCGGCGGTCAGGGCCGTCACATTTGGTACGCCGCCCCCGAGGGTAAGAACCTGCCTCGTAAGATCGGTTACCGGAAGATGGCGGGTGTTGACCGCTGCTCCGGTGACGGCTACGTGGTGTTCGCTGCTGATACTGCACCTGTAAAGAGCGAGCTAACGGTTGCTCCCGAGTGGCTACAGGACGAAACCACCACCCGTACTGCTGACCGGTTCGAGGGTGACGTTAAGGCGTGGTACGAGACGCTGGAAGAGGGCGAGCCTAACGCGCTGGTCCGTAAGGCTATCGAAGACGCCGAAGCACTCTTTGCCGACCGCGGAAATGATTTTACGCACAGTGACGTAATTGAAGCCCAACATCGAGCAATTCGCCTCGCCGCCGAAGGGAACCCTGGAATCCCGGTGCTTTTGGAGCGCTTGGAAGAGTTGACCCTTAACAGGGAAGGTGCCCACAGCCGCGAGCCTGAGGAATACCTGTACGAGTTTCAAGAGGGGCTTCTGTCGGGTATCGCAAAACATGGCGCGGCAATCGAGTTGCGTTCGCAGCTTCCGGTGTACAGCATTTCGCTGGTTCCGCAGGGTGTTCCTGACCGCCTGGTTACGGGGGAGCCGGGGGATAAGGGTATCTTCCGGGAGTTGCTGGGCTCGCTGCTGGAAAATGGCGCGGATGACCTGACCGCTACCTCCGTGCTGTGGAACTCGCCTCGCACCTCTGCTCTTGCGCGGGATTGGGGACTTGAATTTGTCCACAAGCGGGTACAGGATGCCCGTCTACGCCCCGAGCCGGTACGGGAAAACCCCACCCTTGCCAAGCTGGACAACGTAGAGGTTATCGGGGAGGAGCACACCACTAGCGAATTTCTTACCGACAAAGAACTAGAGACTGTTCTCGAAAACGACACCTTCATCGACTCCTACGTTGCGGCTTCGGCTTCCAAGGGATTCGTGAATCTCGACGTGGCAGTTCCTGCGGCATG